GAGGCGCTTCGGACTCATTCACCGCAAACGTGAATGATACGACCACGTCCTCAAACTTGCTCGAGCAGCTGGACGGTACGGTCGAGAGGCTTCAGGAAGAATTGTCAAGAATTAGGGGTGCGAACACGAAGCTCTCGGATGTTGTCGGAAAAACAATCATTCCCGCATCGTCAAGCACTAGCTCGGTTCTAAGAATCAGCGACGAGGATCGAGTCGTAATCCAGGAGTTCATAAAAAACAGAGCAAACAAGGGATCCGAACTTCAGGCGCTGTTGGAACAATTGTTCGGGACGAAAGGCGATGACGGTCAGAGAGGTGAAATCATAGATTCATCTTCCAGTACCTTTAGAAAAAAAATCGGACTCTTACGTGATGTTAAAGATCCGTTTGCTTCTCGATTCCCTTCCCAAGCAATGACGACAGCAGATTATGGCAATGATTTCTCCATCAGACGTGGCGAGATGAACAGATCACACTGCTCGTTGGGTAAGCTGCTGATGAACTTTGTTGGTGCGCCTCTGGCAGCATCCGGTAAATTTGATGAGGTGCAGTTCATATTTTATTCGTTCAACAGGCTGGCTGGGCACGTTAGGCACCACAACATTGCTCAGTTTCCAATCAAGGTTAGCGATTTTGAGAGCAAGTTCGATGATGAGTTTCCGCTAAAGGACTGCACGATCAGGCAGTTCATCGATTTCATAAATCGTGAATTCATTCAAGACGAGTTCACAAGCAAGGTCTATCGTCTAAATAAGTTCTATAATCTCGTCTCCGGAAGCGTAGAGCTGAAGTCAAAATACGAAAACCCGTCAGCGCTTGCAGACGCAAAGACACAATCACTAAAGGAAGCTTACCCAGAAAATTCTTCGATCGAGTTCCGGAAACCTCAGTTGCAAATGGTCATGGAAGCTGTTCCTGGAATCACCTTCGGTGGCTCTGAAGCAGCGGACTCTGTGGATGAGGAAAAAACAATCCTTCGCATATTCATGTTCGACAAATCGGCAACGACATCAGAGTCGCAGGCAATGATCTACAACTCTCTCGCTCGACAGAACTTTGGAATATCACAAACAACCTCAACCGAGCAGAACGAACTTGATAACGGATTCGAGGAACAAGGATCGATCGCCGGTCACAACGAGAGGTTTGCCAAGGTTCTCGCAAACCTTGATGCATCGGGTGCGATTGAATTACCGCGCGCGGCAGAAACATCAGAGGGAACTCAGGCTCCGACCGAAAATCTCATCAAGCCGCGCGTTTCCGCAAGGGCACTCAAGGAAGCTCTCAAGAGAACCGCACCTAGCTGCCTGATCGGCTCGACCGGAAACCCTGTCATCAACGCGCAGCTTTCCAGCATGAACGATCCGGCATTGGCATCGATCCGGATTGCAAACAACGCTTCCTCGAAGGGTTCGGCAACGGGTAACGATGACCAAGGATTTCCAACATTTGTTCAGCCAACGCAGCTCAATGTCACGATGTTTGGGATGCCGCTGATCTCATACGGAACAGAGGTGTTCTTCGACTTCGGCACAAACACCAACGTTGACAACTTCTACGTCTGCACTGGAATCGACCACAGCTTCTCGCCAGGCGAATTCAGGACAAACGCAAAGTTCACGCAGGTCGACGGGTTCGAGAAGTTCCGATCGGCGATCACACAGGTTCAGGCCATTCAGTCGACCCTGCAAGAGATCAACGAAGACTAGCCTGTAAAACAGTGCATGCAGCGTTAAGATTTTGCATGCAGTACTACATCGACAATTCAGTTATCGGAACCGACGCTCACATGAATGTTCGAGACGACGGCTTCGGTTGGACAGGGACCATTCCCGAAGACAAGTGGGCGCTCGGCTGCAAGGAAAGCAGCAGAAACATAGAGAGCCTTGCCGAACTATTCAGAACCGAAATCACAACGTTTATGTCACTGCCTCAGGCAAAGTTCTTTGCATCTCTAGGTATCCAGCCAAAAGAGATTGGTTGGTCAAAGGCGATCGATGCAAAAGTCTACAGGAAGACCATAGAAGATTTGATCAGCGGCTGTTCTGGGATCATGGAAGAACTCCAAAAATCAGGCTATGAAAAAACGTATCTCAATAATCAGAGGTTCCTGAAAAGCCTTCAGGGCGCTCACATCGATGCTAATCGGCTAGAAAGGGCAATGAGGCTCGAAGAAGACGGAACGCAGCTAACAAATCTCAGAAGCTTCAAGTCTAGCTCAGGCATTGCAGAAAAGGTCGTGTACAACACTACCGAAAGCTCGACCGGTCGAATGAAGGTGAAATCCGGTCCAAAGATTCTAACTCTCAAGAGAGAGCACCGAAGCATCGTAAAGTCCCGCTTCACTAACGGCGAGATTGTTTCGATTGACTATTCAAGTCTTGAGCCTAGAATTGCATTGGCTCTTCAGGGCCACAGTCCAAAGGGAGATGTTTACTCCTGGATTGATAACTCGATCTTCGGTGGAAAGCTGGGCCGGTCGACAGCAAAAATCATGACGTTGTCAATCATTTACGGAATGTCGATCCATGCCGCCGGTAGAAAGTACGGGAAAATTACAAACGATCAGCAGAAGCAGCTGAGGACGATATTTGGAATTGACGAGATCGAAAAGCTAGACGCAAAGTACAATGCTTACGGCCGGCCGATCTATCCTGATAGCGATCACAAGAAGTTCAACGCATACGTTCAAAGCACTGCGGTTGATGCTGCTGTTCTCGGGTTCTCGAAAATATACGACATGGGCTGTTCGGAAGCCGTTCCTCTGTTCATGATTCACGATGAGCTTGTTTGTGATGTTCCCGAAGGTTACAGCAAGTTTCTCAAACACATACTTAATGATGGGATAACGATTGATTTGCTTGGCAAGCCTGCAAATCTAGAAGTTAAAGTGGAGAAGTTCGGTGAATGCAATTGAGCTATTAGTTGAAAAGAGGACGGGTGTTGGGAATGATATCGTTGCCTCGTATCGTGGGCGTCCTAGAGATGATCTAAAGCTCAAGCAGCCGAATGAGATTTTTAGAAGCTTGGGCATTTCCGGTCCTTCTAAAAAGGGAACTGCAATTGAAGCTTCAGCGGACTTGATCGCAAAAGCCAGGAGAGAGCAGGCGTTCAGCGATGCATTTGGAACGCCGTTTGCAATCTCCGACGATAAGGGCAGAAAAGGTTTCTTTGTTCCGATCGGAAACATCGACATTAAGTCAATGACGCAGTACCTTGCAATTTTTCTGATTGCGGCTTTCGAAGGTGGGTTTATCAGACAGCTCGAAGACATCAGGGTTCAGCACGAAACCGGCGGGCGAGGCGTCATTATCTATCCCACGAAGGGCGGAAAGGCAAGGTGGGTCGGACGAGCACAGACAGCTGCAAAGCCTGAACAAACAGAAAAAAGCGAGTAACATTTAGCCGGAGGGCTAGATGGATATTGAAAGTCTGTGGGCTCAGTACAGCTCGCTTGTGAAGTCGACATTTGAGGATCCCGCACCGGTTGAGTCTCTGTTTGAGCAGCTGGGCGAGAGGATTATCATGACGCCAAACACGAGGTTCGTTCATGAACCGGGATGTGAACCCGGAGGCATGATTCACACCTCACTTCAGATTGCAAAAACTGCGATCAAGCTCATTGAAGCTTACGATCTCAATCCAGATCTGAAGCGATCAATTGTGAAGGTTGCTCTTCTCCACGATCTTGGAAAGATTGGTGATCTAGAGCACGATTGGTTGCTTCCTCAGGATAACGGCTGGTACAGAGATAAGCACGGGGCTCATTACAAGTTCAACGATGCTGAAGGAGTTCAGAAGATGGCCGTTCCTCATCGAACGCAGTTTCTCCTTCAGCACTTTGGCGTCAAGCTCACGAGGGATGAGTGGCTGGCAATCCAGCTAGCAGGTGGCTTCCACTTCGAGGAAAACCGCTGGTACGTTCACAGTGAACCCAACATTGCTACGCTGATTCAGCACGCAAAGCACATCGTTTCGAAACGAGCCTAATAGTTATACAAGCGTTAGGTGATCGGATGTCAGAGCGAAAAATCAGATCTTTTGTTCGTCGCGTTCTTGAATCAGCAGTGATCGATGAGGATGACGAGCAGGAAGGTGAAGAAAAGGATGAAGTCTCCGCCGGCGGCGTTGCCGGTGTGACGACACCATTGGGAACCGGTCCCAACTATCCTAATCGCAAAAAGCCACGTAGGAAGCGAGGAAGTTAATGAAGATCACAAAGAGACAGCTGAAGAGAATCGTGCTTGAGGAAAGGAGGAAGCTTCAGGAAAATTACGTTTCCCCTGCCGCCATACACGATGCAATGAGAGACATAGAGAAAGCTCTTCTAATGCTTCTGGAAGAGGGGGCAACCAGGGAGTTTCTTGTAGACATTCTGCAAGAGATCATGGATGACGTGGCCAACGACAGAATGTCCAGAATCATCGATGGAGATTAAAATGAAAATCACGAAGAAACAGCTTAGAAGAATCATCAAGGAATATGCAGGACCTCCAGATCGCCCGGTCGATCCAGAAGACATGAAGAGACTGCGCGAACTTGCTAACATGATCGAGGACGCGGTTTCAACGGCAGAGAAGCTTGGACCAACTGGCAACGTTTACATGTTCGTTTCAGATCTCACCGAAGCTCTTCGAAACTTCGGCATCAACCCTTATTCCATGAACTAAAGATGAAAATTACAAAGCGACAACTCAGAAGAATTATCAAGGAAGAGAAGGCTCGCCTAGATGAAGCGCCTAGCACTACTGCGGTTGATCGTCTCAACAGCGCGCTGGATAGTTACGTCTCCTCGTATTTGAGCAGGGCTCCAGGCCCCATCATCGACGCGTTGGATTCTTTGAGGGACGAAGTTGAAGGATACATCGAGTTCCGTACGGCCAGGGGAATGTCACCGACGCTTCGCTTCCGGAGCAGCGACGAGGATTCTGAACCCTAGCATCTTGTTTCCATAACACAAATAAACATTTGAAAATTTACTACATTTGACATACAGTTTGGTGAGTGGAAACACTCACTGAAAACACGATAGCAAGTTACCAATTTGGAGGTTTGAATGGCTATTGACTTTGATGCGCTGCGCCGTAAGCTCGGCCAGCTGAGTGGCAATAATTCTCGTCGCAACGTCATGTGGCGACCACAGGAAGGTGAGACTTCGACCGTCCGTCTCATTTCCTTCCCAGACAACGACGGACAACCCTTCGCTGAGCGTTGGTTCTATTACGGAATCGGTGCGAATCGTGGACTTCTAACTCCACATCAGTTCGGCGATCCTGATCCCTTCCAGGAGCTTATCAACAAGCTTCGGGATGACGGTTCTAAGGAGTCCTACGAGCTAGCTAAGAAGCTCTATCCCAAGATGCGAAGCTACGCGTACGTTGTTGTCCGAGGCGAGGAAGACAAGGGTCCTCGAATCTGGTCTTTCGGAAAGACGGTCTATCAAGATCTTCTGAACATCATGCTCGATGAAGACTTTGGCGACATCACCGATCCACTCGAGGGATTCGATATCAAGGTGGAGTGCACAAAGCAGCCTGGTCGCAAGTGGGCAAACACTAGTGTTCGTGCTCGACCTCGGTCGACCCCTCTCTCCGAGGATAAGTCGCAGATCAAGCAGTGGATGGATAATCTTCCAAGTCTAGATGACATGTTCAGCTGCAAGTCGTACGAGGAGCTGGAGAAGATTATCAACGAGTGGCTAGATGCCGGCGCTCCGGACGAGGACACGGCTCGAGCAGCTCAGACAAGTACTAGCGAGGCTTCTCCTCCACCGCCAAAGGATTCAGGGTCCTCAGGCAAGAAGTACAAGGATCTCGATGACGCATTCAACGATCTTCAGAATTTCTAACTGAAATCGATTGATAGTCATTGAACAGCGCCTTCGGGCGCTGTATTTTTTTCTGTGGAGGTTTTTGTGGCAAAGAAGAAGAAGCAAGAAGACGACTTTACGGCAGACCTGATCTCTCAGCTCAACAAGGACTGCGGATCTAAGGTTGCATACAACTTGGCATACGATGATTCGCCTACTCACGTGAATCGATGGATCAGCACAGGCTCACGACAGCTTGATGCAATTATTGCAAACCGATTAGACGGAGGTCTTCCAGAGGGAAGGATTGTTGAAATTTTTGGTCCGCCATCAATTGGAAAGTCTCATATCGCAATCCAGCTAGCCGTAAGCACCCAGAAGGCAGGCGGCATCGTCGTATACATCGACACGGAGAATGCAACCTCCGTTGAGAACCTTTCCCTTCTAGGCGTGAATATCAAGCAACGATTCGTCTATGTTGACACGCACTGTACTGAGGAGGTTCTGAGCATTGCCGAGGCAACGATTATGAAGGCCCGCGCAATGGGGAAAGACGTTCCGATTACGATTATCTGGGATTCTGTGGCTGCGTCATCTCCGAAGGCAGAGTTGGTAGGCGATTATGACAAGGATAGCATCGGACTTCAGGCTCGAGCAATCTCCAAGGGCATGAGAAAGATTAACGGAATCATCGCTAATCAAAAGGTTCTGTTTGTCTGCCTCAACCAGATCCGAACGAAGATCGGTGTCATGTACGGTGACCCAACCACAACTCCAGGTGGAAAGGCCATCCCGTTCCATTCCTCGGTTCGAATCAAGCTGGGCGCAGGTCGACCGATCGAGAACAAGGACAAGGAAGTAATTGGCATCAATGTATCGGCGAAGACAATCAAAAACAAGGTTGCCCCTCCGTTCAGGACAGTCAAGTTTCAGATTCACTTTGGCAAGGGTATCTTCGAGCATGAAGAGCTGTTTGATGAGCTTCGTCGTTTTGATCCGGTCGTGAAAGACGGAAAGGAGATTGATGTTTCTGGAACGGGGTCCTGGAAGCACTTCACTGTGAAGGATTCTGAAACCGGTAAGGACATTGTTAGCAAGAAGTTTTACAAGTCTGACTTCGGCGAGATCATCAAAAATCCAGAGTACAAGCCTTACATCGATGCTCTTATCGAAAATGCGTTTGTTCGACGAGCAGAGATTGACATTGACACTGAATCGTATGAAGAAGTTAGAGCTATTTCGATGGAACTTGAGGATGACTTTGTTTCGCCGGAGTAAGCATGATCCTACTGATTGATGGGATGAACTGTTTCATTCGGCACTACATAGCGAATCCTTCGATGACGAACAACGGGGATCCTGCGGGAGGCGTTGTAGGATTCGTTAGAATGATGGCGAGCCTTTCTGAGAAGTTTTCACCCAAAGAAATTCATGTTGTTTGGGAGGGTGGCGGTAGCCTTAGGCGTCGAGCTATCTTTCCAGATTACAAGAAGGGCAAGAAACCTCAGAAGATGAACCGCTATTACGATGATGAAATTCCAGATTCACATCAAAACAAGGTCGGTCAAGTCGCTTTTCTTACGAAGTGTTTGAGGCATCTACCGGTTGCGCAACACTACATAAAGGACTGTGAGGCAGATGATGTAATTGGTTACCTCGCGAGATACAAGTTCAAGGACTCCGAGGTTATCATCGTGTCATCAGACAAAGACTTTTACCAGCTGATTGATGACCGAGTCACGGTTTGGTCTCCAAACCAAAGAAAAATAATTGGTAAATCTGACGTTCTAGAAAAGATGCATTCGCTTCCGTCAAACATGTCGGTTGTAAGAGCTTGCGTCGGAGATTCTAGTGATAACATTGGTGGTGTGAAAAGGGTTGGTCTAAAAAGTTTGTCAAACCGAGTCGAGATTTTGCGGTCAGTTGAGAATGTTAGCTTGGACGATTTATTTATAGAGTGCCAAGAACGAGCAAAGACGTCGAAGCTGCAAATCTATGCGAGCATTCTGGAAAATAAAGATCTCATCAGGCGCAACTTCAAACTCATGCATCTCGACGTTTCAAACTTGGCAGGCGATCAAATACAGAAAATTGAAGGAAGCTTAGAGATCTATGAGAAGTCATACAACAAAATTGCATTCTTGAGCTGTCTTAAAAAATTTGGTTTGGTAAACTATGACCCTTCGCGGTTATTCTTGTCCATGAACATTCTCAATAGGCGGTAAAAATGCAGGCAGAAAAGGTAGAACTACACGGGCACAATTCGTGCTTCTCACACTACGGAAAACCATTTCAAGAAAAGATCTTCCAGGGTCTTCTCATGGATAGAGAATGGGCTTCGCAGATGTACGAGGTCATGCTTCCGGAGTTCTTTGATCTCAATTATCTGAACTATCTGACGAAGTTGTACTTCAAGTACTATTCCCAGTACAAGGCGTTTCCTACGCTTCAGCTTCTCATCACGATCATCAAGGAAGACCTTAGCGAGGGAAACGATGTAATTCTGAGAGATCAGATTGTTGAGTTCCTTCATCGTCTCAAGTCGAATCCCCATCCGGGAGATATCGGTTACGTCAAGGACAAGACTCTAGATTTTTGCAAGCGTCAAGCTTTCAAGGATGCTTTGCACAAGGCCGTTGAACTGATCCAAACAGATCGTTTCGACAGCGTCATCGAACTGATGAAGGATGCCGTTGCGGTAGGTATGCCGCATTCTATCGGCCATGATTTCTTTGAGGACATTGAGGCTCGCTTTGTAAAGGCACACCGTATTCCTTGCCCAACCGGACTTAAAAAGCTCGATGCTCCAGACATCTTTGACGGCGGCCTCGGTCGAGGTGAGATCGGTGTCGTTACTGCAAATACCGGAGTTGGAAAGTCTCACTACCTTGTTGCCATGGGAGCGAACGCTCTTAGGCACGGCAAGAATGTGCTTCACTACACGTTTGAGTTGACCGAGACAGCAGTTGGACGTCGGTATGATGCAAACCTAACCGGAATTGATGTCAATGATTTGATTGCCTCAAAGAAGAGAGTTCTCGATTTCTACGAGAATGAAGAGCTAGGCCGACTGATCATCAAGGAATATCCAACAGGGTCCGCTAGCGTCATCACGATTAGGAATCACGTTGAGAAGCTTTCTCTAAAAGGATTTAAGCCAAGCCTCATTGTGATTGATTATGCCGACATCATGAAGTCTACCAAGTCTTACGACTCGCTAAGGCATGAGCTCAAGTTAGTCTACGAAGAGCTTCGTAACCTCGCAATGGAAATGAACGTTCCCATCTGGACTGCGAGTCAAGCAAACAGGGATTCCGCAAATAGCGATATCGTTGGCCTTGAAAACATGTCTGAAGCCTACGGAAAGGCAATGGTTGCAGACGTTGTTGTGTCACTGAGTAGAAAGGCCATGGAAAAGTCGACTGGGCATGGTCGTCTATACATCGCGAAGAACAGAGCTGGCCGTGACGGAATCCTGTTCCCGATGAACATCAATACAGCGCAATCGAGAATCACACTGCTAGACGAGTCTGAACTGACGCTAAATGAAGCTGTGAATCAAGATAGCAATGCAGAAAAGAACCTGCTTCGTAAAAAGTGGCGGGAAGTTACCAACAAACTAGCAAACGGAGAAGAGTAATGGAAATCGCGTCAAAGATTCTATCTGACGTAACAGTTCATATGAAGTATGCACGCTATGATTCTGAAAAGTTTCGACGCGAGACTTTTGAGGAGATCGTTGAAAGAAACGTTGCCATGCACGTCAAGAAGCACCCAGAGTTGAAGGAAGAGATCGAAGAGGCGTACAGGTTTGTCTACGATCGAAAGGTTCTTCCTTCTATGAGATCGATGCAGTTCGGCGGAAAGCCCATCGAGGTTGCTCCAAACCGAATCTACAACTGCGCCTACATGCCAATTGACGACGCTAGGGCTTTTTCTGAAGCTATGTTTCTTCTCTTGGGAGGAACCGGAGTCGGGTATTCAGTTCAGGCCCACCACGTGGAAAAGCTTCCGGAGATCAGCCTTCCAAACTTAAACCGTACTCGTCGTTTTCTCGTTGGAGATTCCATCGAAGGATGGGCAGACGCAGTCAAGGCACTTCTTCATTCTTACTTCAAGGGCACTTCCAAGCTCAGGTTCGACTTCTCCGACATTCGACCAAAGGGAGCACGACTCGTAACGAGTGGTGGCAAAGCTCCAGGTTCGCAGCCTCTCAAGGAATGCCTGGTAAAGGTTGAGGGCATTCTGGCTTCTAAGCAGACTGGCGACAAGCTTACTCCGATTGAGTGCCATGACATCATGTGCCACATTGCCGATGCTGTGCTTGCGGGAGGAATCCGCCGCGCTGCACTTATTTGCCTGTTCTCGGCTGATGATGAGGAAATGATTTCGTGCAAGTCTGGCAACTGGTGGGAGACAAACCCTCAGCGTGGGCGAGCCAACAACTCTGCTGTGCTTTTGCGCCATCGGATCGATCGCGATTACTTTAACGATCTATGGGAGCGTATCCGAGCTTCCGGCGCCGGAGAACCAGGGATCTACCTTTCTCATGATAAGGACTGGGGAACAAACCCTTGTTGCGAGATCGCACTCAGGCCAAACCAGTTCTGCAATCTCACCGAGATCAACGTTTCCAACGTCGATAGCCAGGAAGAATATGAGGCCCGCGTTCGCGCAGCTACGTTTATTGGAACACTTCAAACATCTTACACCGACTTTCACTATTTGAGACCTGTTTGGCAACGCAACACTGAGAAGGATGCTCTCATCGGTGTTTCAATGACCGGCATTGCTTCTGGCCATGTGTTGAATCTTGACATGAAGGCAGGTGCAAAAATTGTAAAGGAAGAGAACGCTCGCGTGGCAGCATTGCTGGGAGTCAACCCTGCAGCCCGAACCACGTGCGTCAAGCCCGCGGGAACAACCTCCCTAACGCTAGGAACTTCTTCAGGCATTCACGCCTGGCACAACGATTACTACATCCGCCGTCTTCGCGTAGGAAAGAACGAGGCAATCTACAACTACCTGGTCCAGTTCCATCCAGAGCTCATCGAAGATGAATTCTTCCGACCACATGACACTGCGGTCATCTCCGCCCCTCAGAAGGCGCCTGATGGTGCAATCCTACGATCTGAAACGGCCCTAGAATTGCTTGAGAGAGTTAAGCGAGTTAGCGTAGACTGGATTCGCAACGGACATCGAAAAGGCCAGAATACCCACAACGTCTCGGCAACGATTAACATCAAGGAACATGAGTGGGACGAAGTTCGTGACTGGATGTGGGAAAACCGTGAACACTACAACGGTCTTTCGGTTCTTCCATCTTCAGATCACACCTACAAGCAGGCTCCCTTCGAGGATTGCGATAAGGAGACTTACGATCGGCTGATGGAAAGCATGAAGAATGTTGACCTTACAAACGTCATTGAAATGGAAGACAACACGGAGTTGACTGATCAGGCTGCATGTGCTGGCGGTGCTTGCGAAATCATCTAAGTTGGATGATATTTATAAGCGAACAAGTCAGGAACCTGCAGAATGAAAGTGTTTCAGAATGTAAAACAGATACTCGTTTACTCAGACAGCGAGCTAACCGAGTTCATGTTGGTCTTGGTTCTAATTTTCATTGACCCTATGCGATCCCACGTTTTCTGCTGCTCACCAACAATTTGGTCAGCAGTGGGAGTTACGTCTGGGATCGTGCTCTTTATGGGGCTCCTGTTCGAGAAACTAAGGGTTAGACAAGCTGGCTTGCTTATGGCAATTGCTTTTTTTACTGCCGCAAGCATGATTGAGTTTAATCACGGTCACTGGAACTATCCTGATCATGGAACATATCTCGTTCAGGCTCTTGTATCCATATTCTTATGGCTTAGAGATGATAAAGAAAGATTAGTTATGGCAACGAAAAGGAGAATGAAAAATGGAACAGAGTGACATCGTCACACTTCTCGTGGCCGTTGTCGGTACTCTCGGCGGCGCGTCAGCGTGGCAATTCTACCAGAAGCGGCTTGAAATCAAGGCTGCATCTGAAGAGAAAGATAAAGCGCAGCAACACGTTTACCGTGATGACCTGCGCGAACGCGTTGCAGTTTTAGAAGCTAAGTTAGACACATCGAGAAATGAAAGGGACGACCTACTAGAAAAGCTGAGAGTTCTTGCGGAAGAGACCGCTGCGCTCAGGGTCGAAGTTCAGTTTCTGAGGGAGGAGAGAGAAAAGTTAACTGCCCTGGTTGAGAAGCTGAGCATGAAAGATGATTCTAAGAGTTAATTTTTTTCGTGTTGCTCTAATTGCAGCTAGCTTAAATGCTATTTTGACATTTTGCCAAAGAGCAATTCTTAAGCAGACCGAACTCAGTTCCGCCGTTTCAGATTTTGTTTCGTCGGCTTCTCTGGCGGAATACGTCCTTTTCGTGCTCCTTATCTCGGTTGTCATTCCGGTAGGCGAGGAAATAATCTTCAGAGGACTACTGTGGAAGTTCGTAAAGAAGTTTGCCTCTGAAAGCAAGGTAGCTTGGTTTGTTGCTGTCCTGTTCGCCTTTGTTCATCCTCTCGAGTCGGCAGTTTTTCTGTTTCCATTTTCTGTATATTTGAGTCACCTAAGGTATACTACAGAGTCGGTGAGAGCTGGCATTGTTGCGCACATCGCGTTTAACACGGCCGGTCTCGTTTTCCCCTCGGTGGTAAATTGGATTCTTACGTAGCGCCAGTTTCTCCTCATGACCTCATACAGGAACACTATCCGGGAGACGAGTACAAAATTCTTGTTTGCTGCATTCTCTTGAACCAAACCAGGAGGAAGCAGCTTGACAAGATCGTCGACGAGTTTTTTGATAAGTGGCCAACAGCAGAAAGTATTCTTTGTGCTGATCACGAAAGCTTAGTTGAGATGATGCGGCCACTAGGTTTCTACAATCGAAGAGCAAAATCTCTAAAGAAGTTTGCAGAACAGTACATCGCTGGCAATTGGAATATTGCCAGCGATCTTCACGGTTGTGGAAAATACGCCAACGACGCCTGGATGATTTTCATTAAAGGCAGAGCCCACGAGGTTTCGCCAGAAGATCATGCGCTAAATCATTACCATAGCTGGTTTATCAGCAACCACAAAAGTGTATAATCACGAAAAGGAGATGACATGACTAAGATTACCCTAGGTGACCCGGCCATTGCAGAAATTGCACGACTCGTTCAGCTTGCAATTCTCACAGGGACGGATGTAACCGACCAACTTCGAACGCTTTCGCTTACCGTAGAGAACGATGTTCTTTACCCACATCCTGATTTCACCGATTACATTGAGTCGTCAATCAACAGGCTTCTTCAAGATGCTGAGACGATTCAGGCAGAGGCTTGAGCTTCAGCAACGGTGATCTCGTGATCTGCCGGGCACCTTTCATGATGTTCTTCGATTCAGAAGATGAACAGCTGATGCTCGCGCCGGCCCAATTACAGCCAGGGGATGTTGGAATATGCGTTGAGTCTTCCAAGTATGGTGAAATAGCTTTCATGTTTGGTAACGCAATTTTGTATCACCTTGAAAACGATTTTGATTTTAGCGTTAACAGGATTGAGGACTGTATTGAAATTTGCTCTTAGTCATGACTGCTGAAATCGTTCTTGAAACTAGTTGCTCGTCTTGAAAAAGGCGGGCAATTTTATTATGATGGACCAAAGAGAGGTATCGATATGAGCAAAGTTCCTTCTAGGTTTGTTGGCTTGCATGCGCATTCCGGCTTTTCAACGTTTGACGGCCTAGGATATCCGCAGGAGCACATTGACTTTGTTCGAGAGAATGGAATGGACGCGTGGTCGTTGACTGATCACGGTCACATGAATGGTTTTGCTCATGCATACCTGCATTCCGAGAAGCTAAACTCGAAGGGCGCAAACTTCAAGTTCATTCCTGGGTGTGAGATGTATGTGCATCCAGATCTCACGGCTTGGAACCTTGATTACGAAATCAAGAGGGCGGCTAAGCGAGGAGACGCATCGGCGCTTGCCAAGCTCCGTCGCATGCGTGAGGAGCTGGTAACTCCGCTGAAGGTTCAGACTGACGAAGACGATGAGATCGTTGACATTGCAATCGAGGAAGCCGGCCTTACGGTTGAGAATGAGGAAGAGACTAAGTCCGGTAAGTTCTACGATCCTATCAAGCGGCGGCATCATCTCGTTGTATTGCCAAAGACCTCTGTTGGCCTCGAGAGACTATTTGGCCTTGTTAGTCGTGGTTACTCAGAGGGATTTTATCGGTTTCCTCGTGTGGACTACAGGATGCTAAAGGAAGCGGCCAAGGGTGACCACCTCCTCGTGAGCACTGCGTGCCTCGGTGGCCCCCTGGCTTACGAAGCGTTTTCACATCTCCAGAAGGTTGAGTTCGACGATTTGAATGCAAAGCTGCTGGACAATCCTGCGCTCCTTGAAAGGATGATGAATTCCGTTGGCAACGGATATGAGATGCTTGCCGATGCCGTAGGCAGGCACAACGTGATGCTCGAGATTCAGTTTAACCATCTTTCAGCTCAGCACCTTGTCAACAGGGCAATCATTGAATTTGCAAAGCAAAACGGACTTTCTGATCAGCTCGTCGTGACTTGTGATTCGCACTACTCACATCCGGATCACTGGAAGGAGCGTGAGCTTTACAAGAAGCTCGGATGGCTTAACTACAAGGATTTTGATCCCTCGAAGCTTCCTCAGTCAAGAGAAGATCTGAAGTGTGAGCTGTATCCGAAGAATGCAAACCAGGTTTGGGAAACTTACCACGCTACAAAGCAAGGTTACGATTTCTACGATGACGATGTTGTTTGCGCAGCAATCGAAAGAACGCATGACATCGCACACGAAGTGATTGGCGACATTCACCCAGACAAGTCGATGAAGCTTCCATCGTACACAATTCCTGCTGGAAAGACGGCTAACGATGCTTTGCTAGAAGCGTCGAAGGAAGGTTTGATCAAGAAGAATCTCCACCAAAAGCCAGAGTATGTCTCTCGTCTCAAGGAAGAGCTTCAGGTTATTTTTGACAAGGAGTTCTCTGAGTACTTTCTTACAACGAAGGCCATCATCGATCTTGCAAAGACACAGATGCGAGTTGGCCCGGGTCGTGGTTCTGGAGCAGGCTCTCTGGTAAACTACGTCCTCGGGATTACGGACGTCGATCCCCTGAAGTACGGTCTTCTTTTCTCACGCTTCATGGATCCCACTCGTACCGACTATCCTGATATCGATACCGATGTTGGTGACCGTGATAAGCTTCTAGGCTTGCTTCGAGGTGAGTTTGGTGAGGACAACATTGTCCCCATCTCTAACTACAACCGGTTCCAACTGAAGTCTCTCGTCAAAGACATTTCTCGCTTCTACGGGATTGAGTTCACAAAGGTAAACCGTGCTCTCGGCCCTCTCGATAAGGACATTAGGTCTGGACTCAAGCGTGACAAGATTCCAGTCAACGGACCTATCACTCCGACTCTAGAGTGGGCACTTGAGTACTCAGAATCTTTCCGAAAGCTTGCGCAAGATCATCCGGAGATTATCGAACCCATTGGTGTTCTTTTCCAGCAGAACAAGTCCCTAGGTCGCCACGCCGGCGGTGTCATCGTTTCTGAGAACATCAAGGAGAGGATGCCACTCATTCTTGCAAAGGGTGAGCTGCAAACACCTTGGGTTGAAGGTGCTTCTTACAAGCACCTGGAACACTTCGGTTGGATTAAGTTTGATCTTCTCGGCCTTGAAACCCTTCGGATGATCGATCGAACGATTGAGCTAATCCTCACCAGAAAGCATGGCATTGAAAACCCTGCATATTCTGATGTTACCGAATGGTTTGATAACAACATGGCGAACGAGGTCATCGACTTCAACGATCAAGAAGTCTATCGCGTCTATGCAGAAGCTAGATGGGCAGGCATCTTCCAGTGTACGAATCACGGTGCTCAGCGACTGTTCAAGAAGGCTAAGCCAAAATCAATCGAAGAAATTGCTGCGCTGACTTCAATCTACAGGCCAGGTCCACTTGCGATGAAGATTGATAGAAAGTACCTGCAATCCAAGGCTGATCCCGGTAGTATCATCTACAAGCACCCCATCCTAGAAGAGATTCTTGCGCCTACTTTCGGTCATATCGTCTTCCAGGAACAGACTATGGCAATCGTTAACCGTGTTGCCGGCATTCCACTTGAAGAATGCAATGCGGTTCGAAAGATGATGAAGCCTCAGCAATCTTCTGGCGACGCTGCAAAAAAGGCAAAGGCTCTAAAGAACAGAATTATTGACGGCTTCGTTGGCAACGGCATGGGCCGTCACGATGCGGAAGATCTCTATGATGACATCATGAAGTTCACCGCTTACTCGTTCAACAAGTCTCATGCTGTTTCCTATGCCATTGATTCGTTCTACTGCGCTTGGCTCATGACCTACTACGAAGAGGAATGGCTCTGTGCTTACCTTGAGTCAATGGAAGGCAATCCTGACAAGCGTGCCAAGGCCTTCAGCGAGGTTGCAGCGCTAGGCTACAAGATTGTTCCCCTTGATATCAACGAGGCTCAGAAGAGCTGGACAATTCTCAGTGGCAAGAGATTCATGCCATCGTTCATGTCCTGCAAGGGCGTTGGTGAATCTGCGGTCGATGAGATCATGGAGAATCGACCTTATCATGATGTTAAGTCTATGCTGTGGACTGACGAAGGAAAGTGGCGACACTCCAAGTTCAACAAGAAGACCATGGAATCTCTGATTCGTGTTCGTGCTTTTGAATCCATGGGGGTTGTTGGAAAGGAGTTCGAGTCTTACAAGCACATGTACGATACCGTGATTCCGAACTGGAACTCTCTTAGAAAGTCGCTCAAGAGAAATCCATGGGAAGGATATGACAACTTCATGCGAGCCAGCTTGGAAAACTCAGGCATGCCCGGGTTTACTAAGAGTGAGATCATTGCAAATGAGAACGATCTATTCGGCTACGTGAGTCCTGACACGATTATTACCGAAGGGCAAATCAAGCGACTTCGAGATAACGATGTAAGGCCAATCGGTGAATGGGACAGTGAGTGGATGTACTGGTTTGTTCCCACTATCGTTCAGGAGAAGAGGACTCGCAACGGCAAGAACTATCTTCGAATGAAAGTAACTTCAAACGATGGCAACAATGAATGGATGAACTGCTGGGGCTGGGATGGAAAGACCAAGATTCAACCTTACAGCATCTGCGTTTCAATCATCAACGAGCAGGAAGGTTGGGGCAAGTCTTGCCGCTGGTCCAAGTTCAAGATCATGTAAAAGCCAAAAGCCGAACGTATAATCAGTAAAGGAAGAACATGCAAACTTACAAGAATCTAAACGAAGCTTTTGTTGAATCTCTGAAACTGCTAAGCAAGGGTTCGATCGTAAACTCCAGAGGTTCGAAGCAGAGAGAGATCCTTTGGCACTCAATGATGATCGAAGATCCAACAGCTCTTTCTATTGAAGTTCCTGCCCGAAAGTTTCGGCCTTCATATGCAGTTACAGAATGGCTGTGGTATTTGTCGCACAATCCGGATGTAAGCAACATCGGTAAGCTTGCAAAGATTTGGCGAGACATTGCTGATGAAGAAAACAGGGTTGAGTCAAACTACGGAGTTTGGATTCACGGAAACATCAACGAGAGGACCGGGCTAAATCAGTGGGAGTGGGTTCGTGATGAGTTGATTCGGGATCGTGATACTCGTCGCGCAAGCATTACCATCAACGGATACCAGCACAAGGGAAAGAACAACAAGGATTATCCTTGCACGCAGTACATTCATTTCTTCATCCGAGACAACAAGCTGCACCTAGGCGTTCACATGAGGTCCAATGATGCAGTCTTCGGTTTCTGCAATGATGTGTTTACGTTCTGCATGTATCAGCAACTGATGCTCAACGAGCTCAATGCGAGAGTTTCCGGAGATAAGATTGAGCTAGGACACTACTATCATTCGGCAGGTTCGTTCCACATTTACGAATCTCACTTTGCAATGATGGACAAGATTGTTGCAAACTACGGAGCCAATCATCCCGATAGCGTTCCGTATCCAGACCTAGTGAAGTACACGCTTCGTGATTCGCTAACTCTCGAAGGGCTACAACGAATGCACGTGAATCTACCATACTACAAGCTTACCAAGGAAGAGATTAACAGTTGGACCGAAGAAAAAATGGAGCTAATCTATGTCTAACATTCTAGAAAAGGCAAATGAAATTGTCAACCAACGTTCCGAGGAAAAGGAGCGAGAGTACGGACCGTTTAGCGAGGGTATGCAGCGAGCAGCAATGATTGCTTCGGGTATGTCCGGAAAGCAAATGACTAGTCATGATATGTACATTGCACTCGTTGCTCTAAAGCTAAGCCGCCAGTCTTACAATTTCAAGGAAGATAATCTGCTAGATGCCGTTGCGTATCTCGGCGCCTGGCAAAACCACATTGAGGGAAAGTCATGAGAATCAGCAAGGTCAGAGAAGTAAAGACACCAACCCGAGGCACGGAAAAGAGTGCGGGAATCGATTTCTACGTTCCTCAGGGTCGCGAATATATTCGTCTAAGTCCTGGAGAATCGTGTCTCATTCCGAGCGGAATTAAAGCCGATGTTCCAAAGGGTCATGCACTAATTGCGTTCAACAAGAGCGGAGTCGCTGTTAAGAAAGGTTTGCATGTTGGTGCATCCGTAGTCGACGAAGACTATCAGGGCGAGATACATATTAACCTGATGAATGTAAGTAAAGACGAAGTTGTAATCTCCCCTGGGGAAAAGATTATTCAGTTCCTTTTGCTGCCGGTTTTCTATGACAGCATTGAAGTTGTAAACGAAGAAAGCTTGTTTGAGAATGTTACTGAACGTGGGACCGGCGGTTTTGGAAGTACAGGAGTTTCCTGATGACAGTTGCCAGACCAAGTGAAGTGGATTGCGTAATCTATCACGCCAATTGTAATGATGGATTCGGCGCCGCTTTCTCAGCTTGGAAGTTTCTTGGTAATCGAGCGGAATATCATGCGTGTAGTCACGGTGATCCTCCGCCTGACGTAAAGGGAAAGAACGTTGCTGTTCTTGATTTTTCGTTCAACAATGCAACGACCAAGAAGATGATTGAAGAAGCAGAGAGCTTCATCATCATCGATCACCACAAGTCCGCAATGGTTGAACTTCACGACGTTTCACACGCCGTGTTCGACATGAACCATAGCGGCGCAATGCTAGCATGGAATTTCTTTCACCCAGGAAAGGAAGCACCAAAGTTCATTCAGTACATTGAGGACAGGGATCTATGGAAGTGGGAACTTCCGTACAGCAAGGAGTTCAGCGCTGCCTTTGACATGGTGCCGTGGGAGTTCGAGGAGTACGAGAAGTTTGAGGATGACAGTGTTTTCGACGATGCAGTCAAGCGTGGATCGTTCATTCTTGCATACTCCAAGACTGTTGTCAAAAAGGTTTGTGAACGAGCACAGCCTCGAAAGCTTGACGGCCACAGCGTTCTGATAGTCAACTCACCACACTGGATGTCGGAGATCGGATCTAGGCTCGCACCAGATTGTGACTTTGCCGTAATCTGGTATTGGGATCATTCTGATCACATGACCAAGGTTTCCCTAAGGGCATTCCACGAGACGGTCGACGTCAGTGAGGTTGCTAAGAAGTTCGGCGGCGGCGGTCATAAAAAGGCTGCTGGATTTACTCTGCCTGCTGAAAAGCACATCGAGGAGATTTTTGATGCGTCCTAGTTGGGACGAAATCTGGATGAGGTTTGCAAAGTCTGTTTCAGAAAGATCTTACGATCCTCGTTTCAAGGTTGGCTCCGTTGTAGTAACTTCGGACAATACACAGGTGCTTGCCATGGGCTACAATGGTAACTACGCTGGTGGACCGAACGAAGCCGAGTCTACGGAGCCTGGTAAGTCAGGCATGCTGCATTCGGAGATAAACGCTCTCATCAAACTCGACTACAACAATCCGAAAAAGAAGAAGCTGTATGTTACACTCTCTCCGTGCAGAATGTGTGCAAAGGCTATCATCAATGCTGGAATCGGCGAAGTGATCTATGACGAGGAATATCGTGATAGCAGCGGCATAGAACTACTAGAGTCTGTTGGAATCCTAGTTAGGAGAGTACATATTTAGTCTTGAGGAATGACTTATGTTCGATACTGAATTTTCGATCAGGCTAACTGAAAAGGCCTACAGGATTGCTTACTTCGATGCAGCAAACGTGATCTCCGAAGGAAAAATCTCGATCCTTGTAGAACGAGTTACTGATGACGAGGTCGAGAAGCTCAAGGATCAGCTAAAGTCGACAAAGCAAGCATTGGACGACCTAAGGCAGAAAGTCCCAGAACAAATGACGAACGTTACCGCCTATCTCGACAAGGTTGATGCTGAGTTCAAAGACGTGAATCCAGCAAAGATTAGGCTTGTTGGTAACAAGAAAAGGCTAGCAAAGATTATCGGTAGCGCTGCTTCGGCACAGCGGAAGATGCAAACCATTACGCAGAGCGTTACTCGTGCTTTTGAGGATCTAAAGTCTGCGATTGCATCAGACGAATCAGCTAAGAAATCACTGAAAGACAATGCTGAAGACGTTAGGGAATTGTCAATCGAAGAGTTTATCAAAAAGCATGGAGGTGTTGGATCTCTTGATGATGCAACATTCCGCAAGGGAATTTCCAATGCTTACACTCCGCCACCAAAGGCGAAGGGGTTTTTTGCAAAAATTGTTAGAGCTTTGGGATTTGAAGCTCTTCCACCATCAGATGCAAAATTTACAGAAGACCTGATGAAGATTCCTCTTGAGAAGATCATTGCTTGGTCTTCTACGCCGGCAATGACAAGGGTATCATCGCCTGCTTCAGCAGAACAAATTAGGGATTCGGTATCCGCAGCAACAAGCGACGTTGCAGATCTCACGGGTCAGGATCAAGGCCAGGATCAACCTGGCGAAGATGCCGAACAGCCTGATGACGAAGCTGGAGATGACGCTCCTGACGAAGAAGCCGAAGAGGCTATCGAAGATCTCGCTGACGAGATGGCAGACGAGGCTGAAGCTGAAGCTGTTGCTGATGCCGCCGAAGAGGCTGCTGACGAGGACGAGGACGAAGGTCTTCCCACGCTTTCCAGTATCCTGTTTCAGCCTGTCGACTCAGACGACCGGTCGAAGGGTATGAAGATGAGGGATGACTTGACAGATCCTCAGGAAAATGAAATCGGAAACAGGCTAAGAATCGCCCTACAAAACATTGCAGATACTAGCCTAAAGTCAAGCTACGATGGATTGGTCGATAAGCCTAACACTGCAAATAGAAGAAGCTTCATCAGCAATATTCAGAATTTGAAGAGTGCTTTGGACAGAGTGAAGCTTGAAAGCAAATCTGAAAATGGCGAACTAATTTTAGAGCAGTGGCAAAAACTTGCGGGGATTAAAGAAGATGAATAAAGCAATTTTAGAATCCATGCGGCGTGTGATGCTTCGCAGAATCGTTGAAAATCTTGACGAGGCTGACGTGGTTGACAATCACGGAAACGTTGTAATTGGAAAGGATCTTAAGGTTCGACACGTTCCGTCTCAGTTTGAGTACACCGTTGCGGAGGTGATTCGTGGGCCTGACGGAGTTCAAATTGTTCTCCGATCACCAGAGTCTTCAAGATTCCAGCCTGGAGCTGATCTCGTAGTTTCTGAAAAAGAGTTTGAAAAAGATTATGAGGTGAAGTGATGAAGCTCGAGGACATCATCAATGTAAGAGAGCTGCGTAATGCCGTCAGGAAAAGTTCTCACGTTGCAACAATCAACGAGGCCTACGTAGTTCAGTCTCCGCAGACGAAGGTTGAGACCGAATCGCTGAGCGAGAAGTCAAAGAAGATACTGCAGAGCAAGTTGGACCTGTATGCTTCCGAGTTGAACCACGTCAGCGCTCAGCTCGATTCTGCAACCCGCGATGTTTCTATGCCAGATGCATCATCATACAGTGCTCTGAAGGCCCAGGAAGGCCGCCTGCTACAGCTCAGTTTTTTCCTAGGTTTGCACTCAACGAATATTGGGGATCCTCAGTCAAGCCTAGCCATGGACACCCTGACGTACATGAGGCTAGAGAGGGACTGGGGAACGTTTGATTCTTGGCAAAAGGACTTCATTGCATGCGCAATGACAGCTTGCAACTTTGTCGTTACTGCATACAACTATGATCTCAAGAGGTACATGAATCTCATTGTGGATAGTATGCATGCCCTTCCTCCGAATGTCACGCCAGTCATAAGTCTTGCGGTAATGCCTGACCTGTACGTCAGAGATTATCTCGATGACAGAAAGGCTTATGTTTTTGCAATGATTCGAGAGTTGAATTGGGATAAGATTGACGCTAGATTCAAGAGGGCCGAGAGAGCTGCCGCAGCTTACGAAGGAAGGGAACAATGAGTTTGAATTTTGATAAAGCAAGAAGAGCACTTCTGAATGAAGACATTTCTACCGTTGGCGCTGTTCCTTCTGAAGAAATTGCAATGGATTCCATCGAAGCTGGCCGTGAGTCTAGAGAGTTTGCAGAAGCGGACATGATTCGCGAGCAGGAGGAAGACGAGGAAGAGGAGGAAGATCAGGACGACGAAGAGGACGAGGTCGAGGAAGTATCTCCGGATGACAAGGAGTCCTTGGAGAAATCTGTCGATGATGCCATCGAAGGAATCTTGGTCGACTACGAAGCTAACGCCAGAAAATCTGCAGAGCTACAGACTGAATCGAGGTATTCACTTCGTCGCTATTTGCTAACTGAGGCTGATGAAAAGCTTGACGTCGACATGTTCGCATCGGATGTTGCTAGACTCGTCAAAAACTACGACACTCTTCTCGACATGGAAGCCATCATTGTCAACAAGGCTATACAGTTCCTGGAAAAGAATTATGATTCAGATATAGCGGAAGAGTTCGTGGAATTGTTAGACATTCGCCATGACATCTCTATCGGTGAAGATCCTGACGAGCTAGAGCAGCCAATTGCTGTCGGTGCTTCAGGCGGAGGCGGAGGCGCTGTTTGAGCAAGTTTAGCGACTTTGAGACGCGAGTCTCAACTCACATTGCACTTGAAAAATGGTGCCATGGAGAGTTTAGAAAGCTTCTCATTGACTACAATCTGTCGATGCAAGAAGTTTTCCGAGAATTTGTTTCTCGAACTGTCGCAAAAGAAAGTTACATCATCGACATGCTCGAAAAGCTTGAATACGAAAAGAGAAACAAAGTCGTTAAAAAGAGAGTTGCAAAAGCAGATGCTGAGTCTATTTTTAGGGAGATCGAAGAATCAACACCCTTCGGGTAACGTCGAAGATCTCAAACAAAGAGTTGAAAAGCTTGAAAAAGAAAACGAAAAGCTTGTGTCTGCACTAAGGAAAACACAGGACGTTCTCGCCGCTGTGTCAAAAGCTCAAAGCGAATTTATGGTAGAGTTTAATCGGATTCTTTTGCCTGTTCTGGACGCAGCCAAAGAATCCCATCAGTTGGTGTTTTTTCAAGATGACGATTGGCAATAAACAAAGGATCATCATTGTTTTCTTTGCAGTTCTACTTCTTGCCCTGGGGGCATGGGCGGGATCATCCCTTACGGCTGCAAGCAAAGACAGAGAGATAGAGGAGCTTCTTGGAGTGAATGAAACACTCCACGATGAAATTGCCGTAACAAAGACCAAAGTAACCGGTCTTTCCAAGTCGATCAAAAGCATGACGGACGAAAACACGCAGTTGCTCGATCTGGTCACGAGCCTAAGAGATCGTCCGGAAAAGATTCAGTACATTACCAGGGTAGAAACCGTTGTTGTTCCAGTCGAATCAGAAAAGTCATTTTCTGAACCTCCGCAAGAGTACTCGTTCGAACTAAAGCCCGGTCTTCCTGTTGCTAAGTTTTCGTACGATAAGCAACTGCAGGAACCGTACAAGTTCGAAACCTACTCCCTTAACTTTAGAAACAGCATTGCAATTTCGAAGAAGAGCTCGACAGCACTTCTCCAGGTATCTTCTAGTGGAAACCCAGATCAGTTTGTCGACATACCGATCGACGATTTAACGGTGGACTTCGTCGAGGAGCAGAGGCTTTTCGAACCAAACATTGGCGTTGGATTGACGCTCGCCGCCGGTGCTTCACCCGACTTCTTGGGCTCAGTTTTCGTTTCCTTCATCCACCCGACAAAAAACGTCGATGTTGTCGGACTGAGAATTGGCGGCAATGGGTCTAACGCTCACTTCTATTTCGACGCTGCAGGATACAATATTGGCCATCACATTCCCATTTTCACCGATTTATGGGTTCATGCGGGAGTTGGAGTCGATATTTATGCAAGTCCACATGGTCACGTTTCGCTAGGCACGAAATTTTAGCGAAGATTATTTATCTTTAGAGGTCAAAATGTCAAAGAAAAATTTGGATCGCCTTGTCGAATCAGTGATTTTTGAGAATTATCTGAACGAAGACATGGGCAGTCGAGCCGTAGCACCAGGAACTCTGCATGCAGATCCTGTGCTTGGCAATACCGGATACGGTAAGTTGGTTGTCAAGAAAAATCCTGAAACAACGGTTGGAGAGGAGCTGCCCCTAGCACCGTCTTCGGTAATGAGTGCACAGTTGGCCGACGAGCTTCCTCCGGTTGATGACCCAGACTACAAGCCTAAGACCGCTTCTGACTTCGGTTTGGCCATGCATGCAATAGTTAACGACCTACCAGAAGAGCAAATGGAGAAACTTTACCGGTCGATACGAAGAACAGCCGAGAAGATGCTCGGTAGGATTAACGAGCAAGCCGGTGATGACTATTACATGGGCCTCACAGACGAAGAGCTGTTCGATGGAATGACCGACGAGGAAAAGGAAGAGCTTCAAGATCTGGCCGACAGAATGAGAGCTTCTGGAGAAAAGGTTCCATCTAGCTGGGATACAATTCTCACTTCCGACGACCCCATCAACAAGATCAAAGGAAGCTCTGACGAAAAGCCTCCAGGCGAGATTGTCGCACCGGTTGAGGTCACAAAAGACGGCATGACACTGGAAGATCTTGCGGATGTTATGGGGATTGGCGTTTCAGGAGCCAGACAATCGATTGAGAAGCTTATCCGCAGAACGGGAACTCTTGAGAGAATTCTATCGCCGAAAGATCTAAAGTCGCTTGAAATATTTGCTACGATTCAGTTCATCAAAGGTCTCACGCCATTTGTTGACGAGGACGACATTGATGAGCTGAAGCTCAACAGAGACATTACCAGAGGCCTAGACTCTTACAGGTTTTTCTTCGTTAACTCATTCATTCTCCCTGTGTACAATAAGCTGTACAGAACAGCATCCAAGGACATAGAGGCTCGCCTTGTGCGAAGCGGTTTCCCAAAGCGGTCTGCTCTTACGATCAAGAACATCATGTTCGGAGAGTCCATGATGACCCCGGAGAAACTGAGAAACAAGATTCAAAAGGACATTGCGGCAGAGGACTCCAGCACCGATGTCGATACTTTGGTAGATCGTCTCAAGGGTTTCTATCCGACACTCAAATCAATCGCTAGCTTGGACGGAGCAGACGTTGCCGGTATGGCTCGAGACAGATGGGACAAGCTATCAGATAAAAGAAAATCTCAAGAAGTTGAGAAGGCACTAGATGCAACACAGGCGTTCCAAGATGAATTTGAAGGCAAGGATGCTTAGAGAGGTTTTTGATCTTAGCGAAGACCACGGGGTCGAGAAAACTCAGTTTGAGTTTTTACCGCCTAGGGAACACATCAAGGCCCCGTCATCTCCAATTGGTGCTTGGACTGGCATGGGCTGGGCAATGTCAATGTGCAAAACAAAGCTTAGCCGCAGATTTTCTTTTCCAAACAAGCAGTCAAGAGATGTGTTTGTCCTTGATATCATGGATCTAGAGAGAACCACGGGTCACAACATAGACTACCACGTCTGTGACTATGATGTATCTGTAGTCCTAACGACGAAAGACATCGATGAAGTAACAGACATGGACATGAAGTGTGCAAAGCATCTCTCGGACTGCGAAGATGAGATCAAGTCATCTGCAATTTGATACTTAGCTTAGGGTGAAGCATGAAGAAGTTTGAATTTGACAAGTTTATGGACGACATTGAGAAGCGCGAAAAGCCTGTCAACGAAATCAAGAAGGCGCCAGAGACACCACAGGAATATCTTCACCGCCGTTACCGAGAAAACTACCGTCATAGAATGAAGGTAAAGGTTGATAAGAAATGAGTACTAGAAAGGCAAAGCTTCTAAGAAGACTGATCTCCGAAGCATCTGACGAGAGAATGATGCAAAAGAGATCCTCGAGGGATCAAGAACCGTTCAAGCTTCGAAGAAAGAAGACGACATCTGAAATGCAAGAGCAGGATAACGAGGAAGAAGACTCTGGCATTGAAACGCCGACATACGCAAAGGTCATTGACAAGCTCAACCTCATGCGAAGCGGTAAGTCTGTTAGAGACAAAGAAATTTCTTCCCAGGTCAAGAAGTACTTCAACTCACTGAGTGGGCCAGAGCGTACCGCTCTGTTTGCGTACCTAGATGCTCTAACGGAAATCATGTCCGGTGGCGAATCAGCGTCGAAGGTCGAAGATCCATCAGATGATCCATATTTCGTAACTACCACTCGCAAGGGCGGCGGTGCAAAGAAGGAGAAGAAGCGGAAGCCTTCCGGAAAAAAGAAGTCTCCTGAAGTCGAGAAGGCCAAGGGCGCAGCGATCGTCGTAGGACAGTAAGATGCAACAGCCAGATGTCATCGAGGAGCTGTTCAGACTCAGCGATATAAAGGGCGGACTGGAAAACGTTAGAGACGTTTCCAGGATTGTTGTTGGAAGCTTTTTGCAAATTGGCAGAGAGTTAGCCCTGCCCCTAAGAATTGCATTCAGTCTAGGCGATGATGAGAAGCTGAAGAAAACAATTACCGACTACAGTGAGGCAACCAGAGCTTACAACTCGGATACCAATCAGCGCTTGAGATCGCTGGGTGCATTTGAGGTTGATCCAGAGCAGTTGCTTTACAATCCTGTTGGATTTTTTCTAACGTTTCCAGTAAACGCTTATCTGTTCATGATGGATGATCCTGGAGCAAAGGATCTTCCTCCGTTTCTTGAAAAAACGCTGAGAGACTTGAGTTCTGATACATCGGATCTCAGAAAGGGTCTATCATCACTGGAGAAGATTTTCTTTGAGTCAAAGAACTCTGTCGAAGTTCTTATTTCTGAACGAAAGACTCCCAAGGGATTAACTGCAAAAGCAGTCGATGAGCTTCTTTCGTTTTTTGGAATTGATGCTGAAAGCCAGAGAGACAAGCACTTCGACACGCTGGTCGACATGCTCGAGCAAGCAAAAGCATCGATCGAACAGAGGTCCAAGCTCATTGCCATGATGAGGAAGGTTGATACAGCAGAAACGTTGAAAAAGCTGGTAACCGTACTAAACTCGTCAGGTGCCAAGATTGATGCTTCGAAAATCAACAAGATGATCACGGACTTTCAGGAAAAGAATCCGGAAAGTGACGACCTAAAAGATCTCATGATGGGCCTGGTAAACTCCGGCGTTGCAGAACTCAAGTCAGACATTGACAAACTTCTCGAGAGAGCACCGACGGAAGAGAACCTGAAGTCCTCTGATCACGAGAAGGCCGACAAGGCTCTGACTCTAATCAATCAAATTAAAAGTTTGGCATCTCGCATTTAACCTTTTGGTGTTTTTGACTTATCATTATGCATCACGCGAGAGGAAACGATGAGCGATAACTGGATTCCAGAGTTTTGTTACGAAGAGGATCAGGAAGGTCTGACCTCGAATATTCCGTTTGTTCCGGTCCCGAAGGACCAGCAGATGCCCGGGTTTATCTTTGTCTTTGAGTCAAGGGAAACGGGTGAGTTTGAGCCTGGACCTGAGGGCGAGGAGCTTCCCGTCACGGAGATGACACTCCACCAGTATGCAGACATGCAGACTCTGAAGGAGAGGCTTAGCCCAATTGAGTTTGACAACGTCAGGTTTGCTCTCGGTCTTGAACCTCTTGCCGTTGCAGCAGCAAAGGGTAAGAAGATCACCGAGAACGTTAGGGATACCGTTGCTCCTGAGTCCTAGTTGTAAACTGGGTCCGTGACAGTTATACTCATACTGGAGGTTTGATGTATATCAGTCGAAGTCAAGCAGAGAACGCAATCCGAAGCATGAAGCATTTCTACAAGTCTCTCAGGGACGTCTACTCTTGTTCTGGCATGAACGTTGAGGAAGACTTGGGTCGTAGAAATATTCTCATGTCTGGTCCGCAAGAGTTCTACTTTGCTGAGCAGATTCAGGCCAACTTTCCGAATGCATACAGTAACGGAAAGACCGGCGAACCAGACATCGTCATTCCTGAGATTGGCAAGAACCTTGAGTGCAAGCTCACAACTCGCCACCGTTCCGGAGCTCTTAGCTTCCAATCTGATTCAATGACTTTCGAAGGAAACGAAGAAGGCGTCGATTTTCTGTACGTTATTGCCGATGATCACTTTGAGAACTTTGCTGTGCTTCACTTTGAGGGTCTCAAGCGAGAAGACTTTCACGCAGAGTCTCCGGGTGCTCGAGGGCGTGTTCGCATGAAGAAGCATACCGCAATGAAGAAGTGCAATGTTCTGATGGGTGAAATCATCGACCGAAGAGACACGTTCATTTCACAGTACGAAAACGAACTAAACTCGGTTCGCAAGAAGCATGTGAACAGGCTTACTGAACTGAACGACCGCTTGGCCAATGAATCGCCGGCTAAGGCGGAAAAGACCGGCGGCGTCATTGATCGTGAGTTGATTCGATTCTCGAAGAAGGTTGACGCAATCAACAACAAGGTTGCAATGTGGGAGTCCAAGAATCCCAGTTACACGGTGATTCTAGAAAGTATTGATGGAGATGAAACATGTCAAAATTCGATCTACGCAGCGTAATCCGACAGGAAATAGTTCGCTCGCTTAATCAACGTGGAGACAGTTCCGCACAGTTTGAGATTTCTAGGCTTCAGAAGTCCAAGAGCCTTTCTGATGCTTTTGGATTTGCAGGCCCAGGATTCAAGAGTTCGAACAACCCTGGACCCACGTCTCATGGCCCTGGCGGAACCAAGGGATTTCTCGGTCCAGGTTTCAAGAAGTAGGGGTTGATCATGAACGTAGGTGATATTGCGTATGTCAGAGTTACTGCTCGAGGTGGCAATGAACAGCTGATGCCGATCAAGGTCGCAGAAAAGATTGTTCGTGAGACACTTGAGGGCAAGATGATTTCTTACGTAGTTCGATCTCCGACCGGAGAAGACTACGAGCTGGATCCAGAAAAGGAAGAGTACTTTACTGGCATCGAAGCAGCACAGGAGACGATCACTCACGAAGCAATGGTCAAGATCGATAAGACTATTGCGCAGGCAAAAAGACTTGAACAAAAGTACTTTGGCCGTGATATTAAGAAGCGTGAACCAATGTCTGATGTGAGTGACCATGAACAAGACGATACTGCTGCTTGATGGAGCAAACCTTATGCAACGAGCCCGTTTCTCCAGCAGGAGAAACTTGGGAGACAGGGACAATGCAATTGTCTACGCGTTCTTCAGGTCTCTTCGACCTCTCGTTGAGAAGTTCAGTCCATCAAAGATTGTCCTAGCTCTCGAAGGCCGGCCAGTTAAGAGACTGCAGGCTCACGAAGGTTACAAGGCAACCCGAGTCTTTGATTCTTCAGACAACTACGGTGAGCAGCGCAAGAAGATTCTAGAGCTGTTGCAGAGTATGCCAATCGAGGTTGTACGGCACCCTGAGCGAGAAGCTGATGATGTCATTGGTCACTACGCTCTTTCTGGTGATTGGGATCGCAGAGTCATTGTTTCAAGCGACACTGACTTTCTTCAGCTGCTGAACCAGGATCCTCGTTGCGAGCTGTACAATCCGGTTGCAAAGAAGTTTCGAGAACCTCCTTGCAGCGATTATGTTGGATGGAAAGCTCTCGTTGGCGATCATTCAGATAATATTGAGGGCTTCAAGGGAGTGGGTAACAAGACTGCTCTCAAGCTTCTCGACTCACCAGAGAAACTTCAACAGTTTCTTTCTGACAAAAATGGAAACGAGAAGTACGCCCTTAATCGAGAGCTGATTCAGTTTGAACATCTCAACGAAGCAGATGTCGAAGTTAGCCATGGGAGTGCCAACTGGGATTCACTGCGCAATGCTTTTCGTGACCTTGGATTTTGGTCTATGGTAAACAATACCGCTTGGACCAAGTATACTACAACATTCAAAGGAGTTATAAATGATTGAACAACCTCTAAATGACATTGTCCAGCGCGACCTTCGTGCGAAGGGCATTCTTTCTGAGAACGAGATTGCCGTTAAGGCTGGAGATCTCCACGTCGCTCAGAACGTTGTTACCGGCGATCGCCGTGTCATTACGGTTATTGAATCCGTTACAGAGACTAAGCAAGTCCTGAGGGGATAATGTCTAGACAAGATCGCGTCGTTGAGTTCGATGTCTCAGCACGAAGAAAGATGCTGGATGGCATTAACGTGCTAGCAGGTGCAGTACGAGTGACCATGGGTCCTCGTGGTCGGAACGTTGTAATCGAGCAGGATCACGGTCCTCCTATTCTGACAAAGGACGGCGTGACTGTTGCAAAGGCATTGAACCTAAGAGATCAGTACCCAGACTTGGGAGTTCAGCTTGTCAAGGAGGCTGCGGGGAGAACTGCGGAAGTTGCCGGAGACGGAACAACCACAGCAACCGTCTTGGCTCAAGCACTCTGCAATGAGGGAATGCGAGCACTCGAGGCTGGCTACGATTATGCTGATCTCAAAAGGGGAATGATATGGGCACATTCGAAGATCAATGATTCCCTTCAGAACATGTCAACCCCTGTTGGCGACGACGATCAAATCTCAAACGTTGCTCTCATCAGCGCCAACGGTGAGGAGGACATTTCCAAGATCATTGTCGAAGCAATCGAGGCGGTAGGTCCGGATGGACCCGTTACCGTCGAAGAGGCCAGGGGATTCAAGAGTTCTCTAGAGGTCATTGATGGTACCGAGATCGATCGTGGATATTTGTCTCCTTACTTTGCCGATGATCAGCAGAGGATGACGTGTACACTCGAGAACCCTAGGATCCTCATTGTAAACAAGACCATTGAAACGCTTCAGGAAATCGTTCCTATCCTTGAAAAGATTCACTCATCTTCCTCGCCACTTCTAATTGTGGCAGACGGCATTGAAGGTGAAGCACTTCAGATGCTAGTTTTGAACAGGATGAAGAATGTTCTGAAGGTTTGTGCAATTGCATCTCCGGAGTTCGGGCAAGGAAGAGTGAACGCACTTGATGACCTTGCATTCCTTTTGGGAACCCGGGTGTTTGGAGCTGCGGACATCGATGATCTAAAGGATGCTTCGATCGAGGATTTAGGAACATGTTCAAAGGTTGTCGTTCATCGACGCAGAAGTATCTTCATCGGAACGAGTACTGACGATAGTGAAGTTGATGAAAGGATTTCTGAACTAAAGTCCCAAACAGAAGATCCAAGCATTTCAGATGAACACAAGGCGGTCCTACTTCGTAGAGTAAGACGACTGTCTTCAGGAATCTGTGTTCTTCGAGTGGGCGGAAGCACTCAGATAGAACTCCAGGAAAGAAAGGACCGTGTTGATGATGCACTACACGCAACACGCGCCGCGGTTGTTTCAGGAATTCTTCCAGGCGGTGGGTCAGCTTTGGCAAAGGCATCGAAGGGTCTAAAGGTTCCCAAGAACAGTTCCGGAAGCTTTCGAGTGGGAGCAGAGGTTGTTTCTCGTGCATGCACGGCTCCGCTGAGGCAGATCATTGAAAATGCTGGTGGAGTTCCTGATATCGTGATTCAGAAGGTTCTACGTTCAAGAAACGCTGAATACGGCTATGATGCTCGAAACGAGCAGTACTGCAACATGGTGGAGTCAGGAATCATCGATCCTACCCTTGTTGCCACATCAGCACTCGAGAATGCTGTCTCGGTTTCGGTGAACTTCCTTTCCGTTGGTGCAGCAATGATTTCTGACGAAACAGAAATCTGAGTGTAAATTCAACATCCTTGTGATACAATAAAAAAGTGAGCGGACAGCCGTTCACTTTTGAAAACACGTGACTACATTAAAGTAAGTCGAGGTTGGAATTGCGTAACAAGTCTTTGCCACTCAACACATATGACCTGGCTGTGATGGATGAGAGTGTTCTTCGCAACATGCTCAGTGGCATTCGCCGAGTCATTGGTCGCACGAAGGATCCTAAGGTTCGTCATGAGCTGGAGTTGAATGCTTGCTATCTCTATCGAGAGATTGAGATTCGCGAGAATCGACGAAAGGCACATCAACAGTGGATCTCAAACAGAAAGGGAGCAGCATGAGTTTATCCTCTTATTTCAGCAATGTTGGCAGTCACAAACTACTGACGAGGGAAGAGGAAGTAGAACTAGCTAAGAGGATTAAGGCAGGCGATAAGTCAGCACGAGACCAGATGGTTTCAGCAAATCTTCGGTTGGCGGTTTCTATTGCCAAGAAGTATCAGAATCGTGGTGCTGATTTTGAAGACCTCATTCAGGAATCGAACATTGGCTTGATGAAAGCGGTCGATCGTTTCGATCATACCAGGGGCTTCAAGTTTTCAACATACGCCTGCTGGTGGATTCGTCAAGCTGTGCTTAAGCACATTGGAAACCACAAAACCGACGTAAGGATTCCGTCTCACCTTCGGTTGATTGCATGGAAAGCGAACGAGTACGAGAAAGAGTACGAGGAAGAATTCGGTATTCTTCCAACGGCGGAGGAGTTGGCGGATGCACTGGACGTCAGTGTGAAGCTCCTTCGCCGTGTTCGTTCTATGCATCACGGATTTGTTTCCTTGGATGCAGAGGTTGGATCTGAAGAGGGTTCTCGTAAGCTTGGCGAAGTAATTCCCGACGAGAACATGATCGATCCATCCGATGCCATCGACAATTCAAAGATGCAGTCAATAATTCGAGACGCACTTCGAAGCTTGTCTCCTCGTGAAGAGGCAGTGCTTCGCATGCGCTTCGGAATTGAACCTGATGAAAGTGACCGAAAGTATCTGGAGGAACAAGATGGGAATGCCTAACGGAAAGAAGTTTGATCACGGATACGGCTCAAAGGCTCCTGACGGAATTGGGTATCGTGAAATTGCTGAGCGCATGACGGAATCTGGGGACAAGATGAATCATTCCACTGCAAGGAATGTTTGTCTGAGGGCTCTAGAGAAGATCGCTCAGCCACTTTGCGACGCATTCTCTGAAGAGCTTGGCAACGACCCCAAGGTGATTGCAAAAGACCCAAGGTTTCAGGAAAGCATGATTGCCATGCTTCGTGATATTTATTGAGGAAATGTTTACTTTCCTGACAGATAGAATTGCCTCAGTCCGAGCGCAGACTTCGCTTCTAGAAGTCTGTGGCTGGGACGAAGACTCGGCAGCCAGGGTTGTGAAGGATCTTGATAAAAGTCTAATGTCTTTTTCAGGTTCTTCGCTCAACGAACTCACGGCACACGTTAGAAAAGATCTTAGAGGCAAATACGACGATGAGATTGTTAAGAGTGTTTTGGATCTCATGAAGGTCGAGGTTTCTATGGAAGTCAGGGAACTGCAGATTACCAGAGGTGAAGCATGAATTTGAGTTGGGATTTCTTTTCTAGGCGGAGAAAGATTGATCTAAAGTCTTTTGTCCGACGAAATTTTTCTTCGTATAAAGAGGTTTGCGAGTGGTGCGAAGCGAAGGGCGTCAATCCCCCAGAGGAGGCAGCGGTTGATGCAATCCTCAACCCGCCAAAGCCAAAGCCGAAACCAAAGCCTAGGACCACGAGAAAGCCCAGAGCTGCAAAGCCGAAGGCAGTGACCAAGGCTGTCACCAAAACTGAAAGCAAGACTATCTCACCAGTGGAAAGAACAGAGGCAGTGAAGGCATCAGGGGAAAAGGAAACGGATGTATGAACCAGGGCAACTAAAAATAGTTTCAAAAGGATTTTACCTTGTAAAAGATGAAAACGATCCTTATTATTTCAAAGTCCGTGCTGATCAACCTGGCTTAGTCCTCGATCGACTTTCGGGCAATCAAGATACAAGATACATTGTTTTAGTTAACGATAAGCCTTTGATTGTGGAAGGCTTTAAGCTTGCTTAGAATGGAGAGAGTATGCGACAGTTTGTGATTGAACTTGCTAACGAGATTCGTCGAATCGAGAACGAGAAGACTTTGCTGAACGAGCAGCTGAAGGAGACGTACGCCAGCTTTGAAGACAAGCTCGACACGAAGGCGTTCAAGGCTGCACTGCGTATTGCAAAGATCAAGGCGAGCCACAAGGGAAGTGATGTTGAACTTGATAATATTCTTGAGGCTCTTAGCTGATATTTATGTTCGGGAGATCTGGACATGAAAGAACTTGAGATTGCAATTAGCCTCGCCCTTGCGGGGCTTCGCATTACGCCTGAACAGCAGATAGCAATTTCGGAAGCTAAGTTTGTCGACCTAGTCGACCTAGGGCTTTCTCTAGATGAGATTGCAAACCTTAAGAATATGACGGCAAAGGAGATGCAGAGGTCAATCGCTCAGTTCACTTCGTACGGTGACAAGAGCGAGATGCTTTCCGAGGGCCACGGAATGCAGTTGGACAGCATGGTCGGTCGTGACTTTGACTACGGTCACGGTGAAGCAAAGATGACAAAGCGCCAGCTTTACCACATTGCAAAGAATGCCATGATGCTTCACGAATCGCTGATGAATGAAGACGACCTTCCAGAATGGTGTCAGTCAAAGATTTCCCAAGCAGAACAAGCCGTCGACGATGTTGCAGAGTACCTTGAGTACAAGATGCTCAACAGCATGATGCATGAGTCTTGAGGCGGTTCTTCTCCTACGGTCGTAGGACTGGAAGAGATCGATGATGAGGAACAAGAAGACGATTAACGAGCTACGCTTGTTTGTTCGTAGCATCCTTGCTGAGGCTGCAAAGCCACAGCGGGTTTCCTTTCGAATGAACCTGCCAGAGGATTTGCTCGCAATACATGAGATGATGAAGGCTTCTGGCGAAGAGCTTTACGTTGTCGGTGGTGCCGTCCGCGATGTCTTGATGGACAAGGAGCCGAAAGACTATGACCTAACAACGGGTGCATCGCCTGAAAGAGTCATGGACATTCTTTCTCAGGACAAAAGCCTGAAGCTTGACGTCACAGGAAAGATGTTCGGAGTTGTTCGTGCATGGACTCCTGAAGGTAGTGAGTACGAGATTGCAACATTCCGAAAGGACATCGGAAAGGGTCGAAGGCCTGACAGCGTTGAGTTCACAACAATCGATCAAGATGTAGCACGTCGAGACCTAACTGTCAACGCGTTGTTCTACGACATCGATGCAGGGGAGATTGTTGATTACGTCGGGGGCATTGATGATTTGCGCTCGAAGAAAATTCGTGCAGTAGGAGATCCTGCCCGTAGATTTGATGAAGACAAGCTTAGAATCCTTAGGGCACTTCGCTTCGCAGCAAGGATGGATTCTGCCCTCGACAAAGAAACCCTTCAGGCAATCTTGGATGACAACGACCTTTGGTCTGACCCCGCAATGTCTGCTGAAAGAATTACTGACGAGTTCGCGAAGGGAATCAAGTCGGCGGTTCGTCCAGAGTACTACATGGAACTTGTCGAGAGAACAGATCTTCTTCCTCAGATACTCGCGGGGTTGAATGCCGATCCTTCTCTGGCGGTTTCGTCAAACAGCGTGCCTGTCCAACTTGCTTTCATGATTGTTGACGACAATCAAAAGAAGATCACGAAAGCTCTTGACAAGATGAGGTACGACCGTAAGACAATTGATGTCGCGAATATGCTGATGTCCCTATCTGAGATCACACCTTCCACTGCAGTAAAGCTAAAGAAGGAGTTCAAGAGAATCGGCTCTCCGTCTGAGGCAGTCTCAGAATTTGCAAGGCATGGGGGAGTTCCTGAGAATATTGCATCGGGATTTTTGAAGTTTGCATCTTCACCTCCGGCAGCAAATCCGAAGGAACTTATGGGTCAAGGTCTGAAGGGGCCGGCTATTGGCAAAGCCATGGCTGCCGCTGAAGAGGACGCATACAGGTCCCTTATTGGAGAAGCTCGACGCAAGCGCCGAAGCCTGTCAGGAAGCCAGCCTGAAGAAGGGTATCAGAAAGCAACTGCCGAGAAGATGTTTCTAGACTCGGAGAGTGGCGGTTACGAAGATAGAAGCAAAGAGAACGTTCTAAGATTCCTCAGAGGCTTGGGCTTGATGCCCTAGCCTTACTTCTTTTTCTTTGCCTTTGATTTCTTGACAACGGCCCACTTCTTGCTTGGGTTGGCTGAGTTGACCCTAGCCATGGCCCACTGATGCTGGCTCATTCCCTTTCGGGATCCTGAGGATGCCCAAGCAGCAAGGCCCTTCTTGTACTCCTGTTCGACTGAACCAGGTGTCAGCCCTCTCTTCTCTGCCTTCTTTCGCAGCGTTGCCTTAGTCTTCTTGCTAAGCTCTTCTCGAATGATGCTGCGAATTCTCTGAAGGTCTCTTGATTCGTTCTTGGTGTCTTTTCTTGGAACGTTCTTAAAGCTCTTCTTGCCTCGCTCTTTCTTTTCCATTCTCTCTCTCCTACGGTATGCCTTTTGCTTAAGCTTCTCGGCTTGTTTTGTTTTGCCTTGCTTCTTGAGCTCGGCAGCTTTCTTCAGATCAGCCTGAGTTTGATCAAGCTGCTTATCTCGCTTGGAGCCCTGCGGCGCGCCGTACTGTTTAAGGTGAGGCTTATCAGATTCCGAAATCTCATCCTCTGGAACCATGTCCATCTCGTCCGGCCCACTTGGATCGATGCCTACTAACGGACCACGTGCATCGGGCACCACGACTTTGCCTGTGACGTTCTTACCATTTTTCTTGTAAGAAACAGTGTCACCTTTTTTGATCTCGCTCAGGAGGTCCTCAAGTGGCAACAGACCACCTTCGTTCTTAGCTCTCTTGTCAGCTGCATCCATCTGTCTAACCCTCGCATTTGCCCAGCTTCGCCCGGGATTACCACCCCAGAGAAGCCATGCAACGTAACCTCTGTCCTCGTGTGGCTTCTTTCCTTTGTCGATCTTGGAGTTCTTCTCGTGACGATCAAAGAAAGCTTTCATTCGGCGCACGACCTGTGGAGACACGTTGCTTCTTCTCTTTAGGCTGGATGCCCTGGACACTCCGCTGCCGATCCCCAAGGATCCCGCTTGCTTCGAAGTTAGTCCGCCACCGCCGCCCTTTTTACGATACTCAAGTCCTCGTTCGGCTGCTTTAGCCATGGCCGCTGTGGGCTTAAAGTTGATGTGGGAATACTTCTTCGCCGGCATTTTATCTCCACATATATTTAGTTGCCAAAAACAATAAAATACTCAACTAATTGGCATACAAATCGAGACCTCGCAATATAATCAAGCAAGTTCTTTTGGAGGGTCTATGATCATAAGTCCGATTAACAACCACGCAAACCGTGCTTACTCGCATCGAACCGGTTGGGGCAGGATGTGGGCCAATTGTCTCGATACAGAAGTTGGTTTCAACTCTGATTGGTCGAATGAGGAACGCGTTTACCTAGAGCACGGCATGGAATGGAAGGTCGGGGCAAAGTCCATCAACTACTTCCTTTCATCTGAGAAGCAGCTTCAAGAACTTGCGGATGAAAATAAGCAAAGAGTTGCAGACGGAAAGGATCCAAAGCTTTCTTCGTGGGACAAGCTCGCCGCAAAGGCCCGAATGTTTGAGCGGTTCGAAGGCGAACTGTTCTCTCTTGACATCGATTGCCCGATGTACGGAACTCTGCTCAAGACTCGTGTGAAGCCTTGGGTTCCTGATTCGTTCAAGAACTTGGACTTTGACAAGATTGACGAGGTCTGCAGTCGTGCTAAGACAATCAGGCAAGAGCATCTTGGCCGAGACTTTGTTGTGTTTGGAGATTCGCACTCCCTTTCTGCATGGCATCCGGAAGCTGCGCTGTCAAGAAACGACGGGCAAACTTTGAACGGCGCAATCGTAAAGGGTTTCGACACCTGGCTTCAGCCGTTTCATGACGAAACACGGATCAAGAAGCTGAGAACCTACCTCGGAAACATCGATATTCGTCACCACATCTGTCGCATCTACGAACCCGAAGCTCACCTTGAAGCCACGCGTGAACTAGTTTGGAGATATTTCGATGAGCTTGGACGAGTCAAGTCACTTTACGGAATCAAGCAGGTTGAGGTAGTTGCTGCAATTCCTATCGAGAACATTAGTCGAAAGCTGCCGAAAACTGGTTATCACAAGGGCCAGCCGTATTGGGGAACCTGGGAGCAGCGATCGGCGATTGTGAATGAGTTCAACGAACACACCCGGGTGCTCTGTGATCACCCGGATTACGAATTCATTGAGTGGCCAAATCATTTCAAGAACGATTCAGGCGAGCTGGACTTTCAGTACATGGAGCGACCACAATCGGTGCACATCTCGCCAGAACACTACAAGTGGAGCATTTAATGGAAGACAAGATCAGACTGAATGAGTACTACTACGATTTTCTAGAGTACTACAAGAAGGCAAAGCACGTCCAGAACTACTCGAACCTTGGCGGTAATCCGTACATTGGTTCTTGTGGTGACGACTTGATCGAGAACGTAACGATCTACGATACGGTTGAGCGAAAGCATGCCGGATTCCAGAACATGTTGCAGGATCTCTGGTTTGGAAGTAACGCACCAAAGTACTACAAGTGGACGGAAGAGCACCAGCAGCGTAACCAATCATACGACAGGCAGCATGAGCATTGGCCCGGATGTCGACAGTGGCTATGGATCTTCATGTTTCATAGAATCACGGGAAGCGGAGCATCTTTCGAGGAAGATCATGGCTATCGAAACACAGTCATCCCCGAGTTGGCAAAGTTAAAGACGTGCGAGGAAATGGCGGAATGGGTGAAGCACAACGATGACATTCCGATGTTTACCTCAATCGGAAACCAGATACCAATGTTTCCGAGCAAGCATCTATGGGAGTCTCTGAACAAGTCTGGCTTTGAATACAGGACACCAGGAAAACTGTGGATCAGTGAGTGCATGCTCGATCTTGTCGATGCAACTTGGGAATTCATCTTCGGGATTCGAGATCTGGAAAATCGCAGAGCTAACATACGAGAAGTTGTTGACTTCATGTGTGAGTGGAACAAGGAAAGAGGGATGAAGCGATTCCACTTCCAATTCACTGCAACGGCAGCAGATCTTGCAGATTACTATCCAGACCTTGTAGATCCTTTGTCGCACATGTATTATGGTAAGAACGCAAAGGAATCTATGGACCTGTTCGCCGAGAAGCTAGGTCGATACAAGAAGGATCTCTACTATGACTACGTAATGGAAGCAGCTGTTAGGGATACAGGTGGTGCTCCAAGAGACCTTGAGGACGTCATGTGTGACTACATCCGATGGGTTGAGAACTACATTCCTGACAACAAGCAGAAGACTTACGAGCATTTGGATCGAACAGCAATTTGGAATACTTCATCCATTACAAACCATCCAAAGGGGCGGCAGAAGTGGATGATGGGAACAAGCAAGTGGGAGTGGTAAATGGCACACGATAAGCATGTACTTGATGGAATCAACAAAGACCTTCAGCTTCGATCAAAGGAAGAGTGGTTGGCAATGACCGAAGGATGGATCGATCCTTACGGACTTCCGATTGTCACTCGGCACGAAGGCGTAAATGTTGTTCGCGATGATCACATGGTCGGATCGAAATGCCGATTTGCAGACATGCTGATGGCTTCGACGAAGGAAGACACGATCGTATACGTTCAGCCTCGCTTCGGTCTGGCAGGACCTTCTATCGTTGAAGCAGCTGGACGTTACAACAAGAAGGTTGTTCTGTTCATGCCGGCCTCCAAGAAGATCTCGCATCATCAGGCGGTCTGCATTGAGAGAGGTGCAGAGGTTCGATTCGTTCGAATTGCTGCCATGCCAAACCTTAACAGCTACGCAAAGAAGTGGGCGGAGGAACGTGGTGCTGCATTTATTCCACTCGGACTTCGACATGAGCTTGTCACAGCCTGTGCTGTTCGAGTCGTCGAAAACATCCGAGAGGCGTACGGGGATCCTGGTCACGTTTGGTTTGCCATTTCAACCGGCGTTCTAGGCCGAGCATTGCAGATTGGATGGCAGGATTCAGAGCATCACGCAATTGCAGTTTCGAGAAACCTCAAGGCAGGCGAACTAGGGGTTGCTTCCGTAGATTCTGATCCTCTAGCTTTTGCTCAAATGGAAAAGAAGCACAACTTCCCTCCATTCCCTACGGTCGGAAACTACGATGCAAAGGTTTGGAAGTACATTCCCAAGAATCGACCGGAAGAGAATCACTGGATGTGGAATGTTGGGAAAGAACCTGGTCTGACCGACACAACCATATTTGATCGAACCGACTCATACCGAGATTGGGGAGACAAGCGAGATCTGCTGTTTTGATCTAGTGTAGATTCGGCGCTGGCATGCTATAATACTAATATGCTTGGAGGCAAACACATGAGGCTCGGTTACGCATGCATCAACGAAACACTCACTGGTCAAGGCATCAAGGCTAATCGCACTGCAATCAGACGCACTTTCTTGAAAAAGGGCGTCGCGCATATGGCAAATCTCGGGCTGCAGAGTTCTAGAGACCTGCTCGAGATTCTAAAGTGGAACGAAGCACACGACATCAAGGTGTTTCGCATCAGCTCAAACCTGTTTCCGTGGGCAAGCGAGTATGATCTCGAGACCATGCCTCGTGTTGACGAGATCAAGAAAGCGCTAAGGGCGGTTGGCGATTATGCTCGTGAGCACAATCATCGACTGTCGTTTCATCCCGGTCAGTTCAACTGCATGGCTTCTCCAACCGAGAAGGTTGTTTACAACTCTGTCAAGGATCTGGAGATTCATGGAAAGATCATGGACTTCATCGGTGCACCTCGAACCCGTGAAGCCAAGATCAACATTCATATCGGCGGTGCGTATGGCGACCGTGACGCTGCTATGGAACGTTTCTGCAAGAACATTCAGCTACTAAGCCCTGCCGTACTAAGTCGTCTCACCGTTGAAAACGATGACAAGCCAAACTGCTACAGCACACTGATGTTGTACAAGGGCATCTTCGAGCGCACCGGAATCCCGATTGTCTTCGACAGCCATCACTTCAGTCTAGGACCTCAGGATCAGGGCTACGAGGAAGCAATCAAGATGGCTGCCAACACGTGGGGAACAGTTCGGCCCGTTTGCCATCATTCCAACAGTCGCAAGAAGTACGAAGATGAAAAGGCATCCGCTGTGTCTCACAGTCAGTGGTACTACGAGCCTTTCGACAACTGCGGTCTAGACGTCGACGTTGTTCTAGAGTGCAAGAAGAAGGAGCTTGCACTCATGAAATATCGTGATGATTTTGGCAATGAGATGACAAGCCTTGCATCCTGAGAGTAGTTATGAGCATGGCAACAACACTAGAAAGCTACAGGGCACTAAAGCTAGACGCTGCGTTCCGCCCTGTAGCTATTGTCTCATCGACCGAAGCACTGGTCAACTCAATGCTTGGCCGAGTCATAGTTCTCGAAACTTACGATCGCCATGTAAGTTCGGCTAGGCAGTCGTTCAAGCTTCCTTCTGTCATCATGCTTCGCAGGGTAATGAAGAAGTACACGGGTCAGCTTCCTTGCTGCCCAAAGTACATCTTTGCAAGAGACGAAGGCAAGTGTCAGTACTGCGGTATTGCTCTGACTCGATCAACATCAACGCTAGACCATGTTGTTCCGAAGAGCAAGGGCGGAGGATATTCGTGGCAAAACCTTGTCACAGCCTGCAAGAAGTGCAACCAGCAAAAGGGCGACAGGCTATTGCATGAAACAAGCCTCAGCCTTTCTAAGGATCCCAAGCCCTTGACCTACGAAAGGTATCTCAAACTAACCGGTGAGTGTGAAGGTCCATGGCAGGAATACATGAGCTAAAGTTCTACGCTACGACATCGTGTACTTCTCTGGCCGTAATCCTGAAGGCTCCATCCTCACGGTGAAGTAAACAACAGTCTTGCCCCTAAATGCGCCCTGCTTACCAAGAGACATGCTTCCAAAGAAATCTTCGGTATCGAAGATTGCTCGGTTATCGCTCACCATGTTAGCCGAGACTTGGACACCGTTTTTTCTAAAGACACTTTCGAGAACCTGCGCGATTTCTTCAAGCTGGCTCATTCCTGTAGGGACGACGGAACGTACGTACGCAGTCACGTCAAAACTCGGCTGGGTGCCCGTTGGCGTAATCCTTCCCTCAACGGGAATGCCTCTGTCTCCGAGATCAGACTTCAGATCCTCAAATAGCTTCGTGATGATCTGCTTTCGAGACATCATTGGCTGCTGAGCTTCTTGCACAGCTTCTCTGATAATGGTTCTGAGTTGTCTCTTTGTGATTTTCATCGTCAATCCCCTAGCTGAACTTTGCAGCCATGTATGTAAGTATTCTGTTCTGCTCTGTTGCCGATAGAGCTTTGTTGTACACGTAGGCTTCGGAAACGCCGCCAGTGTAGTCGTTGTTTCGGTCGAGCGGTGCTCCCATTGAAAGCTGAACTCCGTCCACGTTTCTAGCCGTCTTAGTCGAGGTGACTTCTTCAGCAAGCGAGCCATCCGTCCAAACTTGCAGGACCATGCTCGTTCCAGACCTTCTAGCAAACACAACATTCCAGTTTGAGCTATGATTTGAACTTGTGTTGATTGCAGACGTTCCACCGGAGTCCTTCGTGTCAAACCTCCACTTCTGGTTGAACCGACCGACCATGAAACCTGACGCACTTATTGAAGACCGGTTTGTCAGAACCGCCCTGCCTCCAGACTGAACGGTTGCGTATGCTGCCAAAACGATCGTGAAGTCCCCTGTTCCAAAATCGAACTGCGAGTCTCCAGACGAAGAAGAGATGTCAGAGCCGTCAAAGTAAAACGTTTTCTGTTCGTTGTAAGTTACGGATGTCGGCTTTCTTCCATTTGCTGATTGTCGAAGGTGGTTTCCCCTTCTCGAAAAGTCTCGAATCAAGCTGACGCGGTTATTGTTATCCTTCACACCAGGTCTGGACCTTGAGCTGTTGTCGCTCATGCACCAGAAAACCAAACCTTCTCTAGGGATCAGCCTTTGTGAGAAATCGGAAGCTGAAATTATGGGCGATCTAATTCCCGACCCAACGCTTCCAGCCGTTGAGGAAATCCCTGTTCCCCCAACCTGAAGACCGTAACCGCTTATTCCGTTTGCCATTAGCCGACGCCGCTGAAGCCGTTTGAGCCCGTTAGCGTAATGAACTGGTTTGCCTTAATGTCGGTCAGTCCTGCAAAGACCTCGAAGTCAGGTGTTCCATCGCTGGAGCTGAGGAACAGTGACTTGATTCTGAGATCAGCAGAGACACTTTCACCAGCCGCAAGCTTGATGAAGTTTGTGTTTGCCGGTGGGTTTGCTTGAACTCCGTTTAGAGTAAACCCAACCTGCATCGTATCCGCAGAATCCTGGTTTCTGACGATGATAAACTTCGTAAACCTCGGGAAGCTCACCTCTCTGGTTTCAGCCGCGGCTAGCGTACTCGAGGTGACGAATGGAATTGCTGAAACCTGATATTCGCCAACCGACTTGATACCAGCCTCAGGCCATTTAAGAGACATGATAACTCCTGTTTTTCTAGTATATTTATGAACAAACCAAAGGTAAGTTCGTGTTCCATTATAAGTATCCTCCTATTATCAATAGAAGAACCCTGAGAGAGAGCATCGATCTCGCTGATGAAAACTTCTTCTACAACGATGCTGTTGACATGGTTGATCAGGATGTTCTGGGTTTCATTTTTGATGCAAGAAACTCTGGCTCTGACATTCGAACCATGGAGTTCGATTACTCTTGGCCGTACCCCGTTGATCCGGAGGTTTACGACGGAGAGTATTCGGAGATCTTTTTTGTAGAGGTTACGGTAAGGAGAAACGTGCCAGACCTTTCCGGCCCAGTCAACGTTAGCGGAGGCGCAACGGCAAACGAGAGCGGCTTCAACCTTATTGAGATTGAAGTAGAGGTTGGACCAGGCATCGACCTCGAGGACAATTACGAGTCGATAGAAACGTCTGTTAGGGAAACGCTGGCTCACGAGATGCATCACTTCACTCAAACGGAACCGATGAAGCGTATCGGCTGTCCAGAACTTCCGGAAAGAGACGGAGATTCCCACTTCGATTACTTCACATCGGCTTGCGAAGTTCCTGCTTTCAACGTCGGCTTTAGAGCTGTATCGTCAAAAACCGGTGAGCCGATAAACAAGATTGTTGACGACTACCTGAAGAACTTTGAAAAGATAGGCTTGATTTCCGGTGAAGAAAGCTCAGAGATCAAGGACACATGGAAGGGGTTCAGGTTTAGCTCATGAATTTACTGCGCGAGTACGTGAGACAATTGCTATCAGAGGCAGCAAAGGACGTTGACGACCTGGTTGCTAATGACGCCTATGTTACGATATCTAGTGACATTGACGACGTCTCCGTGTACTATAGCGACAGCACGGGAAGAAACCGTTCAGACGACTTCGGCACAGGGGTCTTCATCACAAAACCAACTGAGAAGACTGGCAATTGCGACGATGCATGGCAAGTGGATTTTGCAAAGGCCAGAAAAGGTTGGGGACCGCTTCTCTACGACGTTGCAATCGAATATGCGACGATGAACGGCGGCGGTCTCACATCAGATAGGGTCGGCGTATCTCAAGACGCTCGCAGAGTTTGGGACTACTACATGAATATCAGGCCCGATGTTCAATCACACCAGCTCGACAAGCTTGTTGGAGAACCAATTGATGGTCCGCAGCTAACTCCTGATACAGCTGACGATGATTGCAAGCAGGCATCGTCTGTGAGAGATAAGACCGGTGACAAGTGGTTCGATTCTTCATCTAGCAGAAGATACACCAAAGAACCAACAACGATAGATCGGCTTCGTTCTGCCGGAAGGTTAGTAGAAAAATGAAACTACTGCGCGAATACATACAGGGAGTTCTTCACGAACAGTTCGAAGTTAGAGGCTACATTAAGCCTGAGTCTTCATTCTTTCTGCTGAGCGAGTGGGAAGACTTTGTAAACCAGATGCTTGAACTGCAAGAACTTGGTATGGATACTCGAGGTGGAGAGATCGCCGGCGAAGAAGTTGAGAATCTGGTTAGGCGATACTTCTCGTACCAGCTAGACGTCGAGGTTCCTCGATATGAGTTACTGACGAGAAAGAACGTGCTGGACTTTGTTGAGGACTTTGTTAATCACAGGTTCTGGAGCTTTCAGGAAGACTACTCAAGATTCTTCCCAGACATCAACACTCTTCGCTTCGGTTTCTTTTACAGCAGAGGGGATCTGGAACCCTTCGTTCTTCTCGACGATGCATACACAATTCAGATGTACGGATCTCTGAATAATGTCAGAGAGCTGATGCACTACACGTCTCCGGCCGGACTTGAGAACATCGAGCGTGCGATAGATGAAGGTAGGGAGTTTGACATTTCAACGTTCACAGTTGCCGAACGTGAGTACTTCGATCCGGAATCATATCTCATCGTCAAACTCTTGGGCAACGTCAGAGCAGGATTCAGAAGCGATGTAAAATCGTTAGCAGTCGATAACGGAAGGCGAGCCTGCAATCTACTTAGACTAGAGTATCCCGGAAGAGATGTCAATAACATTTGCTACGAACTAGACACCTGTGACGGTAACGTTAGAACCTCACTGTGGAATGAGTACATTGCAACACCAATTCAAATCATTAGCGTGGTAGAAAGATGAAACATAAAAGACTAGAATATCTCAAGGAAACAATTAACCGAGCGCTGTCAATCATAAACGAGCAGGTCGAAGACCTCGAGTGCCCCGTTGCAACGCAGGACGTTAAGGTAAACACCAAGAATAGAAACCTCACCAGAAAGAATCACGCCTACGGTCCAATGAACCCATTGCAGCCGAGCGACGGATACTGGGAGAGCATGGCTGAAAAGTGGGAAGGAGCGACGCCAGAAGAGGCAAGGGGAATGAGGTGCGGCAACTGTGTTGCCTTCGATGTTTCGAAGCGAATGCAGAAATGCATGCCGATATCTGATGAGCAAGTCGATCCCGAGGACATGTCGACGATTGACATTGTCAATGCTCAGCTTTTGAAGGAGCCACGCGAATCCTTTCCAGATCTTCCCGAGGGCGATGACTTCTTTCTTGGGTTTGGCTATTGCTGGATGCATCACTTCAAGTGCCACAGCGCAAGGTCTTGTGACACGTACGCTGCGGGTGGCCCGATTGATGAGGATGAACAGTCAGCAGAGTGGCAGGAGAAGTCAGCGGGAGCTGCAGGGGAATGAGTCTCGAAAGGTACATCGAACAATATGAGAAGATGTCAACCCAGAATCCCATGGATCCTCGGGAACGATACTTCTACATGGGTAAATCAAACGGAGAGCACTGCTTAGTGCTTACGGACATTTCGATATTCGATGATACAATCCACATCAGTTCAATCCAGACGCGACCAGCGGGTGAATGTGAGGGCAAGGGGTTTGCCTCTCAAGTGTTGGGAAGGCTTGTCAGCTTAGCAGACGAAAATGACGTCGTCATGTCGCTCGACCCAACACCGTTTGCCCAGGCGACGATCGACTCGGAAGGTCTCGAGAGTTGGTATGCTCGCAACGGATTCGTTGATGATCCTGAGTTTGGCGGCATGAGAAGGTCTCCGCGAGTTAGCGAAGCAACCAGGAAGCCAAGGAAGAAAGGCCAGCGCCGCAAAAGTTCCAAGCATTCCGACCTCTACACTGACGAAGACCCAAAGGGAACGATCAAGGGTCTTGGGTTCAAGGATGCTGCCACAGCTCGAAAGGGTGTTGCAACAGTTAACAAGGCCAATAGAACACACGCCCATAAGGTTCAGGCGTCTCTAGTCATGGTTCAAAGAGGGAAGGTTGCAATCGAGAGAACAAAGGACCCAGAGAAAAAGAAGAATCTCAGAGCAGCGAACAAGATCTGGTCTAGCCATCTCGAAAAACTGAAGAAGAAGACCAAGACAAAGAATGAAACTCACATTCGTAAATACGTAAGAAAGCTTCTAACCGAAGCAGCAAAAGATGTCGAAGACCTTGAGTCAAAAGATCTCTACATCGCCATAGCAAGAGACAAATTCATAAAGATATTTTACTCAGACGAATTTGGCTATGAGCAGTACGCCGACGACTCTAGCGTCGCTGGGCACATAATCATGTTTAAGAGCAAGAACGGCTGTGAGGGATCCTGGGAGGTTATGTATGCCAGTGCACAGCCACCCGGTTGGGGACCGCTTCTCTATGATGTTGCAATGGAAGTTGCGACGATGGATGGTTCAGGTCTCATGTCAGATAGATCTTCAGTGTCAAGAGATGCAAGGCGGGTGTGGGATTACTACAATGACAATCGGCCAGATGTGACAAAGCGCCAACTCGATAAACTTCCTGACAGCGGAATACCCGGGCCGCAGCTAACGCCTGATCGTAATTACGATGACTGTGATCAGGATGTTTCGGCGGATGACAAAACCCCTCGGACGTGGTATGATTCCTCTTCGAGCAAGACCTTCAAGAAGCGGCCTGCAACAATCAATGCACTAAAGGATGCCGGGAGACTGATAGAGCTATGAAACTTCTACGAGAGTATGTGAGACAGCTTCTGTCGGAAGCAGCAAAAGGTCCGGAAGATCTACCTGACGGTGTGTTTGTCAGAATTGATCTGACAGACGCGGGCACATACGAGATTTATTACGCCGACGAAGAGGGGTACTACATCGAAGGAAAGCAAAACCCGGTTAGAGGCTTGATCGAAATACAGGAAGCTGATGAACCCTGCGGTGGCGCATTCATTGTCTTGGACTCCGGAGCCGCTAAGGGCTGGGGTCCACTGCTGTATGATGTCGCGATGGAGTTTGCGACGCAGCTCGGTGGCGGTCTTGCTTCGGGAAGAAACAGTGTCTCACTGCGTGCAAGAGACGTTTGGGATTACTACGCAGAGAAAAGGGCTGACGTAACAGGAATTCAGATGGACGACCTGGACAACACACTCACGCCTACCCGCGACGACAACTGCGGCCAGACCTCGGCATACAAAAGCGAAGAGCTGGCCGACATCGAATGGCATGAGTCTCCACTAAGCAAGAGGTGGACAAAGAAGCTAGACACGATCCAGAAGCTTCGGTCAATGGGGAAGCTGATAGAATGAAACTGCTACGTGAATATGTGAGACAGCTTCTGTCAGAAGCAGCAAAAGGCCCAGCCGACCTACCTGATGACGTGTTCGTCAAGTTCGAAGTTGAAGATGGTCTCGTGAACATTTCCTATACCGATGCTCAAGGAAAGCCATTCAGGGCCGGTGTTGACAAAATTTACGGAACGATTCAAATAGTTGATGACGACGAAGACGGTCCGTGCGAAGGTGCATGGATGGTTGCATGGTCTAGTGCGGCGCCAGGTTGGGGACCTATGCTCTACGATCTTGCGATGGAGTTTGCAACAAGGGACGGCACAGGTCTCATCGCAGACCGAGAGGAAGTATCGTACTCCGCTGCAAAGGTGTGGACACACTACATGAATAAACGCCCCGATGTTGTCAGCACTCAGCTGGACGATCTGAAGAACACGTTAACTCCAACTGACCGAGACAATTGCGATCAGGGCGTATCAATAAAGCAATCTGCCCGGGCTTCATTGTCGTCCGATCAGGGCTACCTGGTCCCTGACACCGACCTCACAAAACAACTTCCGGGTCAAAAATGGATGAGATCACCGCTTAGCAAGATGTGGTCGAAGACTCGAGGAAACGAATCGACAACTCTCAGAGCCCTGAAGAAGGCTGGCAAGCTTGTCGGCGATATGAAACGGAGAGTGGGATGAATCTACTTCGAGAATACGTAAGAGAACTTATCACAGAGGATGTTTCGTTTCATGAACTAGACTCTCCTCTGCCTTATGCACGTGCATACAGAGGCAACGTAAAGCGCTTGGCCTACTGCGACTCTTCAGTCACCGAACCTCCCAAGCACCATGATGCATATTTCGTTGATTACCAAAAGATGATAAGATACGGTAAGCGAGGCCAAAGGCTTAAGAAGCCTAGGAAAGGTGAGTTCATCCCTGGTGTCTCCAATGTTTGCATCATCGGGTTTCTAGACTATCATGCTGACGGTAAGACCACCGCCGGAAAGCAGATATGGTACATCGACTACATAAAGACAAGGAGCGATTCTCGTGGCAAGGGCGTTGCTAGCAAACTCATAGACGAATTCTTTTCTCGGCACGTTGATCCAGACGGAGGATACGTTCAGTTTGGCAGAATGATGAGAGAGGAGATCGGGCATCTCAAAGACAAGATGGCGGAGAAGTACCCTAACGTCACCATAACGGGGGCAGTGTACTACTGATGAAACTTCTACGTGAATATGTGAGAGAGCTTCTGTTCGAAGCAGCAAAGCAACCACGAGACCTTCCAGAGGCTGATGTCTACGTCACTATTGTCGCAGATGGTCCCGATGACGTAGAAATCTTCTACTCAAACGAAAAGGGACAAAGGTTCTTTGACCATATTGACGACATGGAAGGACGCATTGCAATTTCAAAGCCTGACTTGCCATGCGGCGGTGCGTTCGAAGTAACATCGGCCAAAGCCACGAGAGGCTGGGGTCCGCTACTGTACGATGTTGCGATGGAGTATGCGACCGAGTACGGTGGAGGATTGATCGCAGACAGGTACAGCGTATCACCAGATGCAAGGAAAGTTTGGTCATACTACCTGAGAAAAAGAAAAGATGTGAAAGCAATTCAGATGGATAGCCCGTCGAATTCGCTTACCGCTGAGCCTGATGACAATTGCGGTCAGGAGACTGCGGTCTACGACTTTGGCGAGGATCTACCATCGAAAACTCCGTGGACCGAATCACCCCTGAGCAAAAGGTATGTGAAGACAGGGCCAAAGTCACAATACGCAACTTATAAGCTTGCTAGCTTGAACAGGCTAGTGACGTTGGAGGACTGATGAAACTCGGCGATTGCTACGAAGCTGCATTCCAATACATGCTCAGCGAAGGACCTGGTTCTGGGCTGAAGTTGATTCACGCAGAGGTCATGGGGCAGGGTGACATTGAGGGCATATCGTATGGCCACGCATTTGTTCTAGACGGTGACACGGTCATTGACAAGTCGAATGGAAGAGACCTTAGAATGCCTGCGCCTGTGTATTACGCGCTTGGAAGAATAGAATATCTTGACAACATTCATGAATACGATTATGATGAAATGTTGAGACGTGCCCTTGAGTACGAGCACTACGGTCCATGGGATCTACAAACATCAACAGGACTATGAGATGAAGAAAAACATCTTTACAAATTTGCAGGCACAAGACGTTCCCATTCCGGACGGCTTGCTAGATTCCCTCGAAGGTATGGTCACTGAGTCTACGCTCAGAGAGTACGTCAAGCAGATCATCATGGAGGTTCCGCTCGCCGATATCGAATCTTATGGCGGTGGTCCTCGAACTTCCTACTCGTCGATTGCATACGGCGCAAAGCCTGACTACATTGAGGCAGCAAAGAAGTGGTTCACAGACACGAAGGATACGTGGTACATCATAACCGTGGAAGACATCGATGAGTTTGAGAATGTCTACCGTGACTACGACGAGTTTGACGAAGACTTCCAGGATTGGGTTGCATCAAAAGGTTGGCCAAAGGATGCAAAGTACATGGTCGTTCTTGAACCGCCTGGCCCTGAAGACTTTCAAGGTGTTGATTGGGAAGTTGTTCATGACATCATTGGCCATGGAATGGTAGGCGCTGTCGGTCCTGATATATCACGCCAGATTCTTGACGCCGGCATTCCCGATTTCGTTCCAGAAGATTTTGATATTGCTAAGTCGGGAACCGACAGATCTCCCGATGTTCTCGCCGCGATCTTTGCAAACCGTTTCGGACCTGAAGATTTCAACGAAGACAACGATCCGACGGGCGAGCGAAGAGAAGTCATGCAAAAGGCCAAAGAAAAAATCGATGCATGGAAAGCAAGGTTCCCCAAGGGAAAACCGGAGATGATCAATGTTGAATTTGTGTACTGAGGTGAGCGTATGAGCAAGCGAATTTGCCCTGTTTCTGGAAAGCCAATTGACGTGACAACAAGAACCCCGGTTGTTGAAGCTGACGGTGAGATCTACCACTTCTGCAGCAGAGGTCATAGGGAAATGTTCATGTCAGATCCCGAGCACTTTCTTTCTGGTCAGCACATGCTCAAGGAAGAGTACGAGCCCTACCCGGAATACATGGATCTCTCCGAGCCCGTGATTCCAACGAAGCAGATTAACGAAAACCTCAACATTGGATCGGTAACAGTTCCCATCCAGACTCTCACACACATCGGAGCTGGTGAGCCGGTCGGACAGATCACTATCGAGGATACAGACCTCGGCCTCATGTTCATGCCGCAGGTTTCCTACAAGCCACTGGCAGGCGGTCTCAGAGGCTTCCACGTCCATGAATACGGCGAGCTTGGTCCTGGAATGAAGGATGGCAAGCTTGTTATTGGGCTAGCCGCTGGTAGCCATTACGATCCTCGTGGGACAGGAACTCATCAAGGTCCTTACGGCAACGGCCACCTAGGGGATCTTCCTCCGCTGTACTTTGACATGGACGGTGACGCAGACATTCCGGTCCTTGCACCACGTCTTACGCTTCAGGATGTTTACGGCAGAGCCTTGATCATCCACAGCGGTGGCGACAACTTTACGGATGATCCACCCAACGGCGGCGGCGAGAACAGGGTTCTTGGTGCAATAATTCGCTGAGAGTATAAACTGCCTGTTTGCTAGTTACAATCACTTGAGGTGATAAATGACTCCAAGAGAAAAAGATCGAGTTTGCCATTGGTCAAACATGACACGCGTTGGAACTGTGAAGAAGGTTGCAATTACCGAAACTGATTCGTGGTTTGTAGGCGGTGTGCCCGCAAGCACTCTGAAGGCAGAGGTAAAGTGGGACGACGGCAGAACTCAACTCGTCATGCTAAATGAGCTTAAGATTGTTGAGAGACCGTGAACAAGAATGCAGTAATCGCTATTGCACTATTTCTCATCACTGATGCCATAGTCTGGTTTCAGCTCAACGCTCAGTTCATCAGCGAATGGTGGAAGCAGAGGCCCATTCTCATGTGCGCCCTGACTGCTTTTCCCATTGCGTTTGGCTATTACTATGCTTGGTCTCACGCTATTGTTGCTTTCGGCGGTTGGTGGGCAACAAGGTTCATAGGGTTTGCTTTAACGTTCTTTGTGTTTCCGCCACTTACCTGGTACTTCCTGGGAGAGTCTCCCTTTACGCTGAAGACCATGGCTTGCGTCTTTTTAGCCCTGTGCATTCTCGGTGTTCAAGCATACTTAAAGTAGCAGAGCTATAGGAACGAAATGAAAGCCAGGCGACTTACAGAATCACAATTTCGATCGATTGTTATTTCTGAGCACAGGAAGATTATTCTTGAAGCCAAGGGAGATGAGGTCGATAAGATGTTCAAGGACATCCTCTCATCTTTCAAGTCAATGTTTCCAAAGGTCTCGAAGTACGTTGAAGAGAAGGCCGAGGAGAAAGAGGAAGAGCTTCAGGAAGCCGTTGGCCTTGCTGCACTTGGAATTACCCTGGCTGCGCCGGCTATCGTAAAGGGGTTTGCTAAGGTTGGGAAGTTCTTCGGAAAGAAGCTTGAGGATACATTGGGCCTTGAGCTTGGAGCTGATGAAAAGGCTCAGCTTGTTTACGATGCAGCAAACAAGGTTCACCATCTCTTCGAAAAGCCTTTCATTCTCTTCGCAAAGAACGTTTTGAGAATCAAGGACCCAAAGAAAGCTGAGATGGCCGGCAAGGTGCTGTTCGCAATTCTTCTTGGGTTCCTTGTCTACAATGGCGGCATCGCTGTGATGAAGGGTCTTGAGCACGGTGACATCATGCACGCAGCAGTTGAGGGTGCAACATCGGCAATCAAATCCGGTGAGATCACAGCATACGTTGGCGAGATTCTGACAGAGCTCGGTGCGTTTGGAGCAGCTGCTGCAGCTGGTGGCGTTTCTTCGTCATAAACAGAACACACAATGAGAGAAACCCTATGAAGATCACAAGAAAGCAACTCAGAAGAATTATCAGCGAAGCAATGCATGAAGAGACTATCGTCAACCGAGAAGATCTCTACAACATGATCATGGACACTGGACAACCTGCAGAGGCATGGTTCGACGGCGTTAGAAACGTAAGAGACTTCAGAAAGTACATTTCAGGCATGGTCGATGAAGCTCGGCGTGGTGGGATGTCAATGAAGGAAATCAATTCGGTCGTTAGCCAAGCATGGAAGACAGAGACGGATGCACGTCGTCGTAGGCGCTCCCACTCTTTCCTAGACTAGCAACAAATGAACTTATGACATCTAAACCATGGTTCGTCTACCTTCTTCGATGCTCTGACGGAAGTCTGTACTGTGGTGTTACCAACAACGTGGAAAGGAGAGTGGCGAAGCACTCGTCCGGCAAGGGATCCAAGTACACGCGTTCCAGGTTGCCAGTCGAGCTTGCGTGGCAGTCTTCAACCACAGACAGAAGTACAGCACTCAAGGCTGAGTACTACATTAAGCAGCAGAGCAAGGCAGCAAAGGAACTCCTAGCTGTCGGAGCTGGTCCCGTCCGCCAGGCACTTCATGATAGCTTCGGTATCATCGATGCCAATGCCGATCGGCGGTAGGTCTCCATATAAAGCCATTGTTGTCAGAGTCGCAACGGTTGCACCAAACATTGTGCCAAGAAGGGCACCAACATACTGTTTCACAAACCACATTCGAACACCCCCACAAATCATAAGTAGCCGGTTGTAAATCAGACAAAAGCTTTGTATGATAGTCCGGAGGCAAAAAGATGCAAATAAATGATTTGGTTGTTGTCATGAACAAGGATGCCGTGTCTGGTGTTAGCAGGCCATCTTTTGCAAAAGTCATGTCGGTTGATGGAGAAAAGGTTCTAGTCGAATCCATGTACCAAGGCTTTGGAACTGCTCCCGCAAAGTGGGTTACAAGTTCTTCTTTCTGCTTGAAGGTCGAACCAGATTTCATCGAGTCCGTTATCGATCACAAAGATCAGAACGAAGACTTTGAGTCTGGCGAGATGGTAATGTTTGTCGATAAAACCAGGTATGATGGTGACAAGGTGATCCAAGGCGTTGTCGTAAACGTTACTCCGAAGACCGTTGAGATCATGGTAAACGGCTCTGTCAAAATCCAGAGAAAAAAGAAGAGTCTTGTAATGAGGTTGGTGTAGTTTTCCTTTCATGTGTGGTATAACAGTATAGAAACTTGGAGGCATGATGGGTTACTCACGAATCAAGACTTGTAAGCACTGCGGCGAAGATTTCGATCTCGACTCTCCGGAAAAGCGTCAGGCAGAGGGGTATGCAAACGAGTGTGCTGACTGCGTCTGGGAACGCGGAGGTGATGATAGTGCTCCTCGCTACCTCGCAGTTCAGGGTGGTGACGGCAAGATGGCAAACATCACGATCCTGGCCTTCGAGAGCAACGAGGACAGAGACAAGTACCAGCGTGCATGGAAGTCGAACACCGGATTCCACAAGGGAAAGAGCTGCCATCTCTCTGGTAGCAATACTCACATGGGTGGACTGAAGTTCCGCAAGGTTGCCGAGAACCGTGGCAATGCAAATCACAAGGGTCGGCTGTGAGGATACTTATCCATATGGATGTGAGAGGAAAACAATGGTCATCACCTTCGATTTTGACAGCACACTTGCGCTGTACAAGCCAGACGAGGACTACGGTATCAGATACACCGGCCCAAACGCCGAAGCGATCAATGCTCTCAAGAAACACTACAGAGACGGTGCCATCGTTTTTGTAGTGACATCCAGAAAAGAATCTCATGAGAGAAGCCTTCCAGAATTCGATGAGTACGAGAGGATGATAACCCCAGGCGTTGAGCACTTTCTGAGGAGCCACGGTCTGGACCGGTTCATTGAGCAGGTTTACTTCACGAACGGAAACCTGAAGCGCGGAGTTCTTAAGCGACTGGAATCTGCGGTGCATTACGATGATGACACAGAAGAGCTAAGCGCACTTCCAGACGGCACACAGGGAATGCAGGTGGAGTTTCAGACTGGCGACATCAAGCCTTGGAGCGATTTGGAAGTGAGGTATCCAGCGGTATGAAAGCTTACGCATGTGAGTTTGACGATAGCATTACTGTGTTCGAGATCGAGAAGGGAGATACGGGTGATGCCGTCGATCTTCTCGAGTCTCGAGGGCACGGTTACTGCTTCTGGGGTGAAGACGTTGAGACACCGATCATCGTTGTCGACGGAAGAATCCGAGAGACGCACGGGTACACGGACGACCACATCACGGCAATCATTGCACACGAGATGGGTCACATCAAGCTCGAGACCGAAAACGAGAGCGCCGCAGACCACTGGGGTCGCGTAACGCTTCTGGAGAGAGGTAACGTTGCCGCGGCCGATCTGCTCTGTCGTTCGCATGGGTGAGACATACTTATGAGCATGCGATATTCACTTAAAAGATTGCTGCTCGAGCAGGTTGATCCCAAATCCCTGATTAAGAATACTGACAAAGAGACCAAGCTCCGGATCGCTCGCATGTTGGCTGATAATAATTTTTCCACCGATGGGAAAGTGGGAGAAGACATTGTCGCTCTGTTGGTTGGTGGACTAAACACCAATAAAGGTAAAGACCCAACTGTTTTCAAGGACGTTGAAGTTGACGATCTCGGAATAGGCGTTAAGGGTTCACGTCGCACAGATAAACTGCATAGCTTGGTTGCGAAAGACAATATAAAAGGATTGACCGCTGACAAGATTCAAGAAGCAGGGACCGATAGAGTTGCGCTAGTAATCATCACAGCTAGCGAGGATAGTGGGCAACTCAAACTAACAATTTTTGGTCCGGTTGAAAGAGAAACTGCTTTTGACACCGCTGGGAAATTAAGAAGACCTAATTCTATCCGCGCGCTTGAGGCAATTTTTAACACATCGACGTCGGCCGGAGAGATGACGATTGACCTTCCAAGCGACAAGAATGCTGAAGCGATGGAAAAGATCTATGACATTCGCAGAGCTGTGTCTGGAATGGATGATGGTGAAAAGATTGCAGAATACTTGCAAGGTGTAGCCGACGAGATAAAAAGAATTTGGCAGAAGTAAAATACGCCATACAAAACTGAGTGCAGATTTCCTCCAAGCATGGTATGATGAGAATGTAAGGAGGAAAGAACATGGCCAAGTCATTCACTGTAAACCTGAGCAAAACTTCCTGGGCTGTCGTGACACCCGGCGAGTCCATCACACTGGTCTCCAACGACATCGATGGCAAACTAGAAATTCCTGTGCTCAAGGAACGGACCTTCAAGATTGGCGAGTTTGCTGAGTACGACTCGTTCAACCTGAGCTACTTCGGTCCGATCAAGTCGATCACGAAGAAGAACGTCATCGTCCAGCACAAGTTCTCGAAGAAGACCACGCGGATGCCGTTCGCAACTTTCCACTGGCGAAACATTAACTTCGATGCTGCCGAAGCCGCAGCGTCGAACAGCGAAACGATGATGTACATCTGATGCTTGTTCAACGTGCCATACTGTTCGCAACCGAAGCTCATCAGGGTCAGACCAGAAAGTACACTGGTGAGCCTTACATCGTTCACCCTCTGGAGGTTATGGAAATCGTGAAGACGGTTCCTCACACCCCCGAGATGCTTGCGGCTGCCGTGTTGCATGACGTTGTCGAAGACACCGACGTCACACTGTCAGATATCTGGAATGAGTTTGGATACAAGGTACGCCAGCTTGTTGCAGACCTCACGGACGTCAGCGTTCCGAGCGACGGCAATCGAAAGGCACGCAAGCACTTAGACCTGATTCACACTGCGAAGGCTCTTCCTCAGTCTAAGACGGTCAAGCTAGCAGATCTAATCAGTAACTCAAAGAGCATTACTGAGCACGATCCCAAGTTTGCGAAGGTCTACATGAAGGAAAAGGCTGCACTACTCAAGGTGCTAACCGAGGGTGACCCTACGCTCTACGCTCGAGCCAAGAAAATAGTTGACGACTACTACTCAATCTGAGTGCAGATTTCATCTACACGTGGTATGATGAAAATGTAAGGAGGTTGCATCATGAAAGCTGGCGACATCGTCAAAAACATTTACGCCGTTCGAAACAACCCGGTCGTTAACGAGTCGAGGGGATGGAAGCCCATTCCCGAAGGCTGCACCGGCATCGTTCTCGAGGTCAGGCAGACTACCCTCAACAGCGCGCACAACGCCAACGGTCGCGGCGATGTTTACGTCGATGTTCTGCTGACAACTCCCGAGGGCGACACTCATCGATGCGGCAACTACCACTCGGGAAGCTTCAAAGTCATTCACAGCACGGAGGCATAGTGAAACGCAAGAAGGCCAAGCCACTTCCAGGTACCAACACCATGACTGAAAAGCATCCGGATTCCCCGTACAAGAAGAACGACTGCCTGTGGTTCCAGGACTACGGCGGGCAGTGGCGCTGGGGAACTCTCATGTACTTCAGCAAGACTGCAGCCGGCAAGCAGTGGGTCACACTGTGTGACCTTAGCGAGGGAGCACTTTACAGCACGGACATCGGGAATCTTCAGGAAGAACCGCCGGATGCAAAAACGGCACGAAAGGTAAAGAGCCAGGTCAAGAGAAACAGCGCAGGAGGAAAGCGATGAACAACGAACACTACACCAAGAGCGATCAGATCAAGGATACCGTGTTTGCGATTCTGATGGCACCGCTGGTATACCTCTTTTTGATTCTTGCTCTTTCGATGTAAACTAAGGCTGTCTCAATTACAATCATGCATGGAGGGATTCATGAAAAATTTTAGAACTCATCAAACCATGGAAGAGTCCATCTTTCTCGACGTCGAGTTTCCAAAGCTTGTTGCTAGGATTACCAGCGAGATGACGACCCGAGAGGACAAGAAGAATCGCTGGCGTCATCTCAAGAAGCAGTGGAACGATGAGCTCAACAGCATTCTTGGAATCAATCCAAAGTGGGGCGTAAAGGCAGGCAATCTCTTCAGCTTCGACCTTGATGCACGTCGCAAGCTTGTCTTGTTCAACTACACTCCTCAGGCTCACAACGTACTTCACGATGTTGCAGGCGGCGATGGCTGGACGACTTCACTCAGACTGATGCGTGGCCTAGTGTATTCCTACGAGACACCAGGTGAGGTCTCTGGGGTTAAGCTTGCATCCCGAAGCTTCCGAAAGTTCTTCAATCGCGATGAGGTGCCGAGCTCAGAGACCGAGTTCATTCACAAGGTTGCCGGTCCAGATCCCGTCATGATGCAGCGCAAAGAAGATGGGGCAATGCTCCAGTACTTCATTCACAACGATCAGCTGTGTGCAACCACTCGAGGAAGGCTGGAGACTCCGTATGTCGATGCAGCTCTAGGGCTTCTAGATCGAAAGTCCTTCGATGCAGCAGCTCACGCATGTAAGCTGTTCGGCTACTCCCTGATGACCGTTGTTGTGGAACTTGTCCACCCCATCAGCCGTGTGCATGTTGACTATGGCAACGAGGAGTCGGTATATCTTCTCGCAGCATACGACACAGGAGGCAACGAGATTCCTTCGGACGTGCTTGAGAGAATCATCATGAAGGTTCGTGAGGTAGGAAACACTAGCATTGTTCTGCCGGAACGCAAGATGATGACCATTAGCGAAGTCATCGATGAGATCAACAGGCGAGACGTGCACAACAACGAAGGTTGGGTTGCATGCATCGGCACAGGCAAAGATGCTCAGCGAATCAAGTTCAAGTACGTGAACTACATCGGTGAGATGGTCAAATCCAAGCTCAGCTACAAGTACCTGATGAATTGCATGGTCAACGAAAGGCTTGACAAGATGCTCATCACGCTTCCCGAAGAGATTCGAGATGTTGCATATCGGATGGTCGACAAGATCAAGCATCTCTCAAATTCCAACAGCTACAAGGCGCTTTACGTTCTTCACGGAGACCAGGAGGGAAGTGTAGAGTACTTCCGAACGGTTTGCCGAAAGTACTACCGATGGAACAGGGACAGGAATTTCTCGCACAATCGTGCAAATGATTTCCTTCCCATCTATGTGTCCTAAACAATCGAGCTTCTGAGGAGATATTTAGAAATGGCAACAAGGGAAATGATGAACGACGACTCCCCAGAGGAGACAGTGGAAACCATCTTGAGTCGCCTAACTCCTCTCGAGAGGGCAACTTACGATGCAACGATGTCAGCAATCATGCTTTCAACGTACGCAGAACTTCAGGATGTTGCTGAACAGATCGACGAAGTAGAGGTTCTTCGAAATGATGTCGATCTTGAGAACAGAGCACTTCTTCCGTTGGCTGAGGCCGGCTTGGTTGAACTAATCAGCTCTCTTCCAATCTCCGGCGAAGCTTAAACTTCAACCCTTAACTAACTGGAGTGAATCATGGCGACCATGGCCATTATGATTCCGCTAGCTCTTCTAGCGGTTGTCGAAATCCTGGGGGATTGACCCAGGTGCCCGCAGCGGAATGGGGCTGTTGCTGTAATCATTCCGCCCTCAGCTGAGTGGGGTATTAGTGAGGAGACTCGTGCTTCTCAAGGTGAAAGGGATCTCACGCGCCCGAGTAACCAACACTTTGGGAGATTAGCTCAGTGGATAGAGCACCGGCCTTCTAAGCCGTAGGTCACTGGTTCGAATCCAGTATCTCTCGTTTCCCTTTGGGGCCTTCGTCCGACGGGACGAAGGAGTCGACGACGGAAGCAGGAAATCAAAACAAAAAACCAAGACTGTAGATTAGTTGCCCTACGGTCGGTCATGAGAGTTGGTGAAAGCAACTTACTCGCCTTCTCGTCCGATTATCATCCTGCTACGTCGTCTCCCCATTTGCCGCCTTAGCTCAGTTGGCCAGAGCAGCTGATTTGTAATCAGCAGGTCGTCGGTTCGAATCCGACAGGCGGCTTCCCTTCTCCACTGTCTACTTATACAAAGGGGTGGTCAGTGCGTTTCTTAGTATTTTGTATCCTAGCCATTTTCTCCTGCTCTTCTGAAAACGATTTCCACGTCAGAGAAAAGATTGCAGGAATCGACACACATCAAAGCATAGTGGATACCGAAGACTCATCGTGCTTGTGCTACGACAGTGGTTGGATCACTCCGCCCAGTTCGCCTTATGATGACCCACCTGTTGGTGGATTTCCAAAAATCAGGGTCTTCCCAGAGCGACTAGAGACCGGTCCAACTGATCGGGAGTGCGAAGTAGATGCCACGGTTACAATTCGTTCTGTGGGTCAGCAGCCGTTAGTGATCGATTCGATCGAATGGAATGGTTTGGCTGCACCAGACGTTATTGTTACGCATCCAACCGAAGCGATCCTGGATCCCGGCGAAGAGATTGTCATAGAGTACAAGCACATCGAGAACAACGGTGTGGACGACGGAGCAAGGCTGTTCATTAGATCGAACGCAATCAACGATCCCTACATATGGATAGACCAGGATTTCTATGCCAACGACTATCCCGAGCAGATCGATACACATCTTGGGGAAGAAAGCTACAAGGCTGACGTTCTGTTTGTGATTGACAACTCTTGCTCTATGGCAGAGGAACAAGCGGACCTTTCTGCAAACGTAACTAAGTTTGCAAGAGCTCTCGAGGGATCTGACGTAGACTTCCAGATAGGAGTCATCACGACAGATTCCGCTGCTCTTCGAGGACCGATCGTTACTCCCGCAACGCCTGACATAGTTGGCGAATTGCAGGCTCAGCTGACTGCAGGAACTTCTGGAAATCCCTATGAGACAGGAATGGAAATGGCTTTCCAAGCTACTGGCGGTGGCGCTGGTCCATTCGGTGCTTTCTCATGGGATACCGGCGTGCTGAGGGAAGACAGTTTCCTAACGCTCGTGTTTGTAACAGACGAGCCCGGAGACGATTCTAGATCTGTGATAGAATACTCCGATTGGTTCCAAGGACTTTACGGACACGAAAACATTGCCATCTTCTCAGTCATCGACCCGATCGATCCTCTAATTCCAGATACGGGTGAAAAGCGCCATTGTTCCGCATTTTACGCACCTCGATACGTGGAACTTTCAAAGCTAAACCCGGGTTCTTCCATCGACATTTGCGGCTCTTGGGGCGACAGCCTGACAATGATAGCGGAGTCTAGTTACAACCCTGTTCTTGAGTTTGAGATGAGCAGGACGCCAGTTGAGCCTGCATTCATTGAGGTTACGATCAACGGAATGATATCACCGCCAAGCGATTGGGAGTATGACGGAACTGCCGGTAACAGGATAATCTTTGATAGGTCGAACGCACCAACGGGAGAAGACGTTGTACAAATCACCTATCAGTACTTAAAATGTGTTGACGGGATATAGCGCAGTCTGGTAGCGCATCTGCTTTGGGAGCAGAGGGTCGTTGGTTCGAATCCAGCTATCCCGATACCTTGTCCTCTTAGCTCAGTTGGTAGAGCAGGTGGCTGTTAACCACCGGGTCGTTGGTTCAAGTCCAGCAGGGGACGTTTAGCGAGTGTGGCGGAATTGGTAGACGCGCTGGATTTAGGATCCAGTGGGGTATCCCGTGTGGGTTCGAGTCCCACCTCTCGCATATTTATACCCTGAATCGACACTGCAACGTGTCTGGATGGGTTTAATGGCAACAGTAGATAGGGTTATCGTCGACTACGGTCACGGCGGTATGATTGATGGCGAGTACCAGACTCCTGGTTCTAAACAGTACCACTTCACGGAGCCTGAAGAGTTCTCGATTTACGAGGGAGTCTTCAACCGAGGCACCGCTAGCAAGTTCATGTCTCTTCTCGTCAGAGCAGGTGTTGAGACATACGACTGCGTTTCTGGTAGGTACGTTGTGGACTCTATCGACACTGTGAGCCTTGAGCAGGCGGATGTCTCCCTTTCGCAAAGGGTTGCAAACGCAAACAGAGAAAACAAGAGCGGTAGCACGATCTTTGTGTCCATTCACGCAAATGCAATTGGCATGGACATCAGAGGACCTTCGATCGACGTTAGAGGCGCGTCTGTGTTCGTTTACAGGGCAAGCGGTTTGTCAGGAGACATTGCCAACAACCTCCTCGCCGAGTACGGCAACACGGAACTAAGGCCGCGCAAGGTTGTGGAGAATCAGTCTTTCTACGTGCTTCGGAAAACAGCGATGCCAGCGCTTCTTAGCGAGAACGGCTTCTTTGTCAACCTCGACGAAGCAAAGTACCTCATGACCGAAGAGGGTCAGTGGGACATTGCACGAGCTCACTTCAACAGCATCAGGGACTTGCTGGACATCTCTCCGAACATAGTGTAATTTAGGTTCTGTAAAGCGGCTGCGCTGTGCCGTACAATGAAATACATAGCGGAGCTGGAATGTCTAGACCATCTGATCACGTGGGGAATACGCCTCTTCTCAAAGTTGAAGAAGGCATTTATGGAAAGTTTGAAACGTACAGTCCCTCTGGAAGTGTGAAGGATCGTCTGGCAAAGTACATCCTCGACGCTGCAGAGAACGCTGGTCAAATTAAGGCCGGCGACACTCTTGTTGAGGCAACATCAGGAAACACGGGGATTGCATTTGCTCTTCTTGCTGCAGAGAGAGGTTATGACATGAAGATTGTCATGCCTTGCAACATGTCTGAAGAGCGAAAACAGATGATGACGACCCTCGGCGCAGAGCTCATCGAGGTCGATGCCGGTGATTTTGACGGTGCAATTGCACTAAGGGATCGACTTGCGGAAGAGAATGGATGGTACAACACGAATCAGTTCAATAACCCGCTGAACATCGAGTGCCACTACCACACCACCGGAGAGGAGATTGTCCAAGCTTGCAGGTCGATGAACACGAAGCCTGCTGCATTCGTATCCGGAACGGGAACAGGTGGAACAATCATGGGAGTTGCAGCAAAACTTCGTGAGAACTATCCGGATGTAAAGATCATTGCAGTCGAGCCTGCAGAATCTCCAGTGATGAGCGGCGGAGAACCCGGGCTACACGGTATCCAAGGTATCGGTGACGGAAGCAAGTTTCTTGTTGATCTCGAAGAGGTTGATGAAATAGTTGTGATACCGACTGAGTCTGCAAAGCAGAGAGCCAGGGAACTCATCAAGCAAAAGGGCATGCTGGTTGGCATTAGTTCTGGTGCAAACGTGTTAGCCTGCGAAAAGTGGGCGAGCGAGAATGAATTTGATGGAGTTATTTTCACCATGCTTTGCGATCGTGGTGAGCGTTATCTTAGTTGCATTTGAGGGTTTAAGTGAGCGATCCAGACGCATACAGGACGAAAAGGGAGTGGTTTGTGGACCCAAACATTAGGGCAACGGTGCCCAAAGCAGAGCGTTTTTTAAACGATTCTATGAGGAGCATTGAGATCTATGGAGACGGAATTGGCAGAGTTGATTTGGTGGAGTGGATGGGCAGCGATCTTACTATCGTCAACAGTGCTCGTGTCAGTTTTGGGAAGCATAAGGAGGCGTTAGATGAAAAAGACAAAAGACTCATTAAGTACCTGGTCGAACATCGACACACCTCTACTTTTGAACATAATCTGGCTACATTTAGGTTTACTGTTCCTTTGTTTGTCCGCAGCCAGCATCATCGCCATAGGACCTGGTCCTATAATGAAATTTCTCGCAGGTATACAGATGTGAATCTGAGGTTCTACGAGCCACAGGCTTTTAGGACACAACACAAAAGCAACCGTCAGGCAAGTAACGCCGGCGAGTTGGTGAATCCAGTAGTTAAGGTTCCTTATGGACCTTCCGGTCATCGAGGAGATGCGAGCAAGGTTATCGGAGACTGGCATGCGAAAAGCTTGAAGCTCTATGATAGTCTCATCGAAGCAGGCGTTTGCCGCGAACAAGCTCGCGGTGTTCTGCCACAGAACCTTTACACCGAGTACTATGGCACAGTCGACCTATCAAATCTCCTGAAATTCGTCGACCTTCGCACGCACGAAGGGGCGCAATGGGAGATTCAAAAGGTTGCCGAGGCTTGTCTGGAGATTGCGGAAGGACTATGGCCTGTTGCGGTTGGGGCTTATAGGAGAGCGAAGAATGAAGAAAAGCAATAGGGATAAAGTTTTGGCACTTGCTGTCGCTAGAGTTGTAAGAGACATCAGCATTGTTTCTGGCATGATTGTCTTGGCAGCCGGATTTTTGCTAATCAAGGTTATTTCAGGGTAAAGGAGGTAAGAACATGACTATTGGAGGAATTGTAATCACGGCAGCGCTGTGCTTCATCAGCTTTCACGTAGGCCACGTCTATGGCACGTTTAGAGATCACTGACACATATTTATTGGCATGATAGTAACCGCCAACCAGCTTAGACGCATTGTTAGAACCGCACTTAACGAAGTGTCCAAGGAATTGGATCACGCAACTTGCAGCCCGTATACTCATTCCTTGGCGTGGATTGAACGAAATGGCAAAATTAATATTTTGGCTCCCCGTCAAACGCACCTTCAGTGGGCAGAAGAACGTAGTAAAGACGAAGGCTGGTATGATACCGGCTTCTCTGGACTCTACGCCGATGAAGTCGCAATGCGAAAAGGGTATGTCAGGGTTTCAAACGGGTTGGATTTTAACTTCATTGAACCTTTGATTAACCAGCCTGATTACGTCATTTATTCAATTTTAGAAATTGTACTGGGTTGTGCTAAAGAGCTGAAGTACGATCCAGAGAAGCAGATCATGTTTCTTGAACAGTACACCGGGCGTAACACCTCACCGAAAGTTGAAAAAATGAGCGTCGCTGATTTTGTCGAAAAGTATGGGACCGATGAACATGCGGAAAGGCTATACAAGGCTTTGTCATGAAACTCACGAAGAAGCAGCTACATAAAATTTAGCTAAAACTGAGTGCAGAAAATTCTCCTTTGTTGTATTATCTGACTGTAAGGAGGAAACAACATGACCCATGCAAACCCCACCACCTTCTTCCACATCACCTGCTTCGACAGCCGAAACCGACCGATCGACCAGAGCGCACCCCACTTGCGAGGCAAGCTCTTGACCTCGACATGGCCGAGCCTTGAGTTCGCGATCGAAGCTGCACTCGGCTCGCAGCGCATGGGCAAGCGCACCGAGATCCGGGTGACGCCGAACCCGACCGCCCTTCCCGGTGAAGGCAAGCTCGTCTGGGAGAATGAGCGCCCGGAAACCTCGATGGAGAGGTTCGATCGGCTGATGCGCGAGCGCCAGGCAAGCAAGAACCGAAGCTGAGTGCAAGTCAATAGGCAACTGTGGTAATATCTGATTGTAAGGAGGATGCAGTATGGCTGATGCAACTGACCGGGTGGCGCTCCTGAAGACTCGCCTGGAGAACGCGATGTTCCGGCACAAGAGCTGGAACAACGGTACCAAGGAGTGGCGGAAGGAAGCCAAGCGCTGGACGCCGGGAACGAAGCAGTGGCTTCGCGCGATGGACCGGGTCGACGAGGGTGAGGAGCGCGCGGCTAAGGAGTGGCGCAAGGTCATGGAGCTCATCGAGGCGCTGAAAACAGCCGCGGCTTGAGTGTAAACCCTGAAACTGTGGTAATATCTGTTTGTAAGGAGGTGCTGATGAGCATCTTAGACAAGAAGTCCCTTGTTAGCAAGGGCTACATCATGAACCATAACCACTTCTTCGCAGAGAGAGCTAGAGCATTAGAACAGGTTCACCAAGTCTGGGACACGATGCTCGAGGATCTGCGAAAGGCTGAAGTGGAGCGAATCAAGCGAGAAACACAGCCCGCCATTCCGGTCGGCGCCAGGGTCAAGTCAAGAGCCAACCGCGAACGCCTCGGAACCGTTGTGTCAACCAGCGTGATGTTGTTCATGGGTTCCGACGACTACTACCATCCTAGCGATTGGGAACACGTTGACGAAGACGATGTGTTCGGCGGTCGAGCCAGTGAGGCTCGTGGTTACTGGATCTACGAAGTGCAGATGGACCCAACTGAAAACCAGAAAAAGCGTGGCCGAAAAGGGTGGCGAGGGTTCATCGACATCGACAGTCTGGAAGTCGTGGAGGAAGAAGGTGGGAATTAAGCCCGGTGACATCGTGCAGTTCAGGTCTGCGGAAAGCGGTCCAGGATGGGCTCAGGGTCTCGTTTTGGAGATTCGATCCAACCCTGCAGACATTGACCAAGTGAGGCGTTGGAAATCTCGTGGCCAGAAAGTTCCTGCCGCATGGCCACGCAGGATTGTAGATGTCCTCCACGAGGGAAAGGTTCAGACTTGTTGGTTTCATTTCACCCGAGTTCCGTAAGAGTTGAGTGCAGATTCCCCCAAACTGTGGTACTATATCATTGTAAGGAGGTGCTGAGTGAAAAACAACAACGTCAACTACAGCGGTCGCAAGAACGACCTCGGCGACGAGCTCTGCTTGGTCGAGGCCTTCTCCGACTCGGGAGAGCGGGGCTGGATGGTCTGCGTCGAGGTTCGATGCCCCGGCCGGTCGCCCTTCCGGACTCCAAAGCTTTGGTTTTATGACCGAGCCGATGCCGAAAGCTGCATGCGCAACGATGAGTTCCTGGGGTTTGACCAATGAAAGAAGTTTACGAAGCAATGGTTAGCACGATGTCAGACGAAGACATCATGACCCTGTGGCGCTGCGTTGCAAATGAGCACAAGCGCCGCAAGAAAGTCAAGGGTTCCGAGAACAAGAAGCTCCTGAAAAAGGGCGATCGAGTATCGTTCCCATCCAGGCACGGCACGATCACCGGTACCATCACCAAGGTCAAGCGAGTCAATGCCTTGATTAAGGCAGATGATTACCAGACGTGGGATGTCCGTCTAGGTTCACTAACAAAGATTGCGTGAGGAAACAATGATTACAAATCTAGAAAGTCTGACCAAAGCTAGCGATCTCAAGAAGGCGACAGATGAGAGGCGCGTGAGGATCATCAATCGCCAGCTCAGGCGAGTGCTCGATGATTGTGCCAAGGCCTCAAAGATGGGCAGGTACGCGATCGCATTCCATTCGGAGATGCCTCAATATCAGCCATGCGACGAAGAGATGGAGGGTGAGATTCTTGAAGCCCTTTTTAAGCTGGGGTTCAAGAGGTTGGACGGCATTTACATTACCTGGAGGGACTGACATGTTTGCTTCGATTTTTCACCTTCTGCTAAGTCCTCTCATTGGCTGGGATGCTCGCTATCGATCTCGAGTGGTTGCTGATTGGCTGATCGAGAATGATGCTGATTTCGCTGCCGTCGTCAACGACTTCAAGCCAAAGAGCAAGCACTACGAAATGAGTCGGTTCGAGAGGAAGAGCTGGCGCCGAAGCTGCCTCAGGCGACTGCGTTCGTCGTGTTCCGACCCTGCCGTCAGGGCTGTCATTCACGATCGCTACCCTCCACTTTCTGGCACCTGGAGCTGAACATTCGCTTGCAAGATTGTAGAGTTTACTAGGAGGCATCTACAGAGCCTAAGTGAGACACACTCCGGTCACTGTCTCTGGCGTTCAGAACATAATCCCTACACTATGCGGGCGTAGCTCAGGGGTTAGAGCGCTGTTCTTATAAAGCAGATGTCGGGGGTTCAATTCCCCCCGCCCGTACCACTTTGCTCCCATCGTCTAACGGTTAGGATGCGAGATTTTCACTCTCGCGATAGGGGTTCGATTCCCCTTGGGAGTACCACTTAAGACAGGAGAGATGATGAAGTTTCTAGCACTGATGCTCGTCGCCGCATGCTCCACCACGACGCCAGTGAGCAATGACGGAGAGATTGTGGTCATCGCGGATCCTGATGTGATGCGCTCCGACTTCCGAGGGCTTCAGCGTTGGGTGGACAGTCGATACAACGTTGTTTGCTACGCACACTACAGCGACACGCTCGAATGCTTCCCCATTAGCGATGAGGGAAATGTTCAGTACAGGCTTGAAAACGTCGTTCATTCGAGCCTATAATAGACTACCGATATCGGGACGCTAGCTCAGTTGGTAGAGCACGTAAAATTTGCGGGGTGTTAGCTCAGTTGGTAGAGCATCGGTCTTTTTCAAATGGGAGCTTCATCGGGTAACCGGTGTCGAATAACCGCTCAAATTCGGGGAACCCTTAACAGGTAACGCTGATGGCAATCCCGAGCCAAGCCACCACAAGGTGGAAGGTGTAGAGACTTGACGGGCGGTATCCTTCGGGATAAAGAGAAAGTCCAGACCACAAACGTCATATGACGGCAATGAAAATTGTAGTGGTACGTAAACCGCAGGTCCTGGGTTCGAGCCCCAGACACCCCACCATTTTCTTTTGAACTTACAGTTTGACCTTACTATTTATGTAAGGAGGGTTCGAATGAACTGTGAAAACTGTAACAAAGGCCACGATGGCACATACGGATCAGGGCGATTCTGTTCAATCAAATGTGCAAGAGGCTTTTCAACAAAGACGAAAAGAAAGTCAATTAATGCCAAAACCTCAAAAGCCTTGAAAGGTAGGAATACCAGAAAAGAAAGTCAAGGTAAGGAAAAGCCACATATATGTGAGTGGTGTGGTAAGGGATATGCTAAGGGCTCAAGCCTTGGGGGTCATATAGTTCGTTGTGACAAAAATCCAGATGCAGTGACTAGAGAGAAATTACGGGAACAAAAATTACTCGAACAATTGTCACTGCCATGGGAGTCAATACCGAACATGGGACTAAAGAGGCTCAAGATTCATAGGGAACAAGATGGGAAATGTAACCGGTGCGGAATTGGAGACTGGTTGGGTGAAACCTTAGTACTCGAGCTTGAACATATTGACGGCGATAACAAGAACAACAGCAGAGATAACCTAGAGTTCTTATGTCCAAACTGCCACAGCCAAACAAAGACATGGCGAGGCAGGAACAAAAATAAAGGAAAGTCCGGGAAAAGGGTTAGCGACAATGATCTTTTAGAGGCACTGGAACGAGAGCCCAGCATTCGTCAGGCTCTGCTTTCCGTGGGGATCGCAGCCAAGGGAGGTAACTATGAAAGGGCGTATAGACTGTTAGCGACTAAACACTCTTTCCGCTGGCATACCGGTTAAAGTGTGCCAACCTACATTATTGGGGTGTGGCCAAGTTGGTAAGGCGCTGGTTTTTGGCACCAGCTACCGTGGGTTCGAGTCCTACCACCCCAGCTTTTTGAGTCAGGAGTTAAAGTGGACACAGCAATCCTGTTCATCCTTTCCATTACAATTGTTTCTGCTTTTATTTTTCACGGTCTCGAGTTCGCTTTCACAAAACATTCAGAGTTTGTTGAAAAACACAAGGAAACTCGAGTACAATCCATTGATCGAAACAGAGGGGAGTAGCAATGCTTAAGAACAACACACGCGTTGTGGTCGACAACGGCCAGCAAGACAAGTTCCAGGCCGAGGTTTTGAAGAAGATGCGATGGGGACTGAACGAGGATGTCTACCTGATTCGCATCACGCAGGGTTCTAGCTTCGGCTGCATCACTCACGCAAGGGAAAGCTGGCTAACCCCCAAAGATGAGGAGTGAAAGTAGGGGATCTCGTTAGGGTTGTTAGCAGGAAGTTCCTTGACTGCGGTGAAGTGGTCAAGGAACTTGACGTTGGAATACTTGTTGATGAGAAACCCAACGGACTGTCAGAGGTTGAAGGAAGTATTGCTTACATTCTGGGCAAAAGAGAAACTGTCGTCGGCTACCAAATAGGCTTCATCAACGACAGAACCAAGTGGGAGCTGCAAAGTGTCTGATACGGTTAAGAAGGTCATTGCTTGGCGGCTCATCAGCTTTTTCATTGCTATGATTTACAACTTGATTTTTCTCGGAGGATGGCAGAAGTCCTTTGTACTTACTGTGGCTCTCATGACAGTTCTCACGGTCATTCATTATGCTTTCGAGAAGTGGTGGGACAGAGCCCTGATGGTGGAATTGGTAGACACGGGAGGCTTAAACCCTCCTTCCCGTAGGGAGTGAGGGTTCGATCCCCTCTCGGGGCACCACAACTTTTGTTCATTTGAGTGCAGATTCTTCTGTGATGTGATAGTATATCATTGTAAGGAGGTTCTGTATGCCACGCATGAATGACGCTCGCCGCGCCGAGCTCCTCAAGGCTCGATTGGAAG